AAATGGCAGTAGACGGAGAAGCTTGCGTAACACTGTCAAACTCAATCACATATTTGTTATAGGCGCTGGTGATATAAGTTGAACTGAATGTAACCTGAGAAGCATTACTCGCATTGATCGTATCAAGCAGAACCAAAGCACCCGATGGCGCGGCCTTATATGTCTGATCGCCATACAGCACGGTCGACGATGATGCCGTCCCCGAACCAAGCCGCGCGGTCGGCACGGTGCCGCTCGAAAGATTCGAGGCATCCGTCGCATCTGTCGCGCAGCTTGTCGCGGCGTTCGATAAATCGGAACAGGCAAGCTGGCCGACCGTGACGTTCGCGCCAGAGCTGACCTGTTTCAGGACTTCGGACGTTCCGCCTGTCGCCGCAAGGCTGACGCCCGTTCCACCTTCGGCAATCGGAATGATAGTCCCGGCCCACGAACCAACCGTCACCGCCCCGGCCTTGCTGATGCTGAATTCAGGCGTGCCGCCGACCTCCAAATTCAGAAGGAGAGATGCCGCGGCGCTGGCGCTGTTGGTGATGTTTTCGAGAATGCCATTGAACGTCGTGCCGGAAGCATTCCATGTTTGCGTGACGTCAAGGGCCGGGTCGTTGCTGGTGATCGTTCCCGCCGCGATATTGAGGACGCCATGGGCATCGGTGGTGAGGGTAGCCAAGCCAGTGATGACGGTGCCAGTCGACGGATAGGCACCTACCTGATACTGAGTCGAGGACGTTACGGTACCACCGCCGCCGCCGGTCGTACATGCGCCTCCAGCATCGACGACATTGCCGCTCGAATTTATCTCAAGGCAATCGCCGGAAGTAAACGAGCCTGACGCCGTGGCGACCTTGTTGGTATTGCCGCTGACAGAAGAAACCTGCTGGCCATTGATCTTAAAGACATTCCCCGTCCCGGCGGTATCATAGGTTTTATTCGTCAGGGTCGCGGTATCGGCAGCCGTCAATATCGGCGAGCCATTCGAATCCAGACAGGTTATGGCGCCCGTATTGGCGATGGTGCAATCACCCGACATAGCGACTTCGGCAGCCATGTTCGAGGCATTGCCGACAAAGATATCGCCGTTCGTCAGGCCGATTGACGCGAAAGGAATCTCGTATTGCGCAAAAGTGATTTCGCTCGGCGTGCAGCCGGAAACCGGACCAATCGATGGCGAATTACCGACGCATATCGGATCTGCGGTTGTCAGCTCCCATAGGCCGGTCTGGCTGTTGCCACCCGCGACGATGATAAGTTGCCCATTGACGACGCCACTGTTGCCGCTGAAATCCTGCGTGTACGTCCATGGCCCGGTGTTGCTGACCGTGTAGATGCCGTTCTGGGTTTCGTCGGCCTGATTCTTGACCAGCACACGGTCGGGCGCTTTGCCGGTATCGTCGTTCGTATGGTCGCTGACCGTGACGCCGTCGATGACCTGGCTGTAGGCAAGCGAGATCGGCGCTGTGGTCGCCGCGACGACGGGCTGCTTGCCGATTGTCGCAATGACGGAACCGCTAAAACGGTCCGTATAGGTCGTTTGCGCGGACGCGGTAAAGGTCGCCGCAAGGAGGCTGAAAACGAGCCCAAGAAGGGCTATGCGTGGCCAGAGCTTCATGGGAATCCCATTTACCATTAAAGGGCCGTAAAGACAACAAGGGATGGTAGGTTAAGGAAGGTTAATGTCTATTCGCCTTGTCGCTGCCTTTCGAGCCTTGTGGCTCTTTGTGCGGCCTTTTTATCCTCTCGATTCTTATAGAACTGACGTTCCTGTATTTGCTTGTCCGTGGGAGTTTTGACACCAAGCGCCCCGTATCCCATCTGGCTTCCGGTCATCTTGCCCTGCGCGACATTTCCGACTTGCCCGATATAAGACAGTTTGCTGCCAAGGTAATTGAGGGCATCATAACCCGCTTGAGGCCGGAGATTATTGACGTCCGATTGATTGATGATCGGCTCTCCATTCCATGCGTATCTTCCTGTCTGATAGTCGGAAGCAAATTGCAACGGAATCCCGATGGGAAGCGCAGACTGAACCGCATCGACGACGCTTTTCTTTCCGCTTGCAACATCTGAAACAATCTGCGGAATCGTCGTTGCGCCTGAGCGCACAACGCTGGCGTTTTTATTTCCCGTAATTTCCTGCCATACTTTATCCAACGCTGGATAGATGACGTACATGTACATGCCGATCATCGCCATGCGATCAAAAGATTTCGCGCGATCCATAAGGGTTGCGTCTTTGCCGAACCCTTCCTTAAGCAAATACGCATAACTTTTTATGCGGCCAAAATCATATTTCCCAAACATGGTGGTGACGGGATTTTTCAAGAACTGCGCCAGTCCGCGACTGCCGAGAACCTGTCCGGGAACGCGATAATTCGGCATATGCTTTTCTACATTGGCAATAGCCTCCGGCCTCGTTTCACCGAATTCTCTTTGCTGCTCCATGCGCGCATTCGTCATAACGTCAGACGCGAACCACATGGCGCGTTGTCCCACACCAGCCAAGCGGCCCAGCATGGTGCCGGTGTCATTGTATCCGAAGGCGCGCGCGATTGCGTCCCAAGATTTAGGGTCTTTCTGCGCGTCGATCCCAAGTTTTTCTATCAGCTTCGCGTGTAAATCGCTGGTGAGCATCTCGGCATGTTTAAGGGAAGCCCCGGCGCGCAGATTATCCATATAATCGTCGGAGACGTTGTACACATCCTTAAATGATTTCAGCAGACTCATTGCCGTTGACGGCAGATGATACAGATTGCCGACAAGGCCGCCCTGCACAATCATGTGATTGAAGATGTTGTCGATATGTGGCAACGGGTTAAGAAACATGACGTTCATCATCCGGCGACCGACCTTATTGAGAAATTCTCCAACGCCGTCCAGTTGCGTATTTCTCGCATAGTCATCAAGAGCGTCCGCGAGTTTCGGCTCCATATAATAATTGCGGAATTGCAATATCTTCGGTGTGCGCCACGCGCGACCGTCGGTTTCAGGTATCACGCTATTGTGACCCCCGACAGGAACCGCAACATCGTCAAATTCAGGCGATGATTTCATCGCTTCGATAAACTCGGCATTGCGGACGGCGGCTTGGAGCTTTGCTGTCAGATCGAGCCTGTTTGCCGCAACATTTTTTAGATAACGCTGATTGGTATTTTCCTCGATTTCTCTTGTCAGAGCCGTTTCAAGCGTCCATGTCGAACTCTTGCCGCGAAGTTTGCCAAGAAGGTCGGGAGCTTTAATTTCGACTTCCGAACCGGGCGCAAGCTTCTGACCCGCGCGAAACGTCCCGATCTTCGATCCCTTCCCGTCTTTATCAAAGGCAACGACGTTATGCTCTTTGTCGATATAGATAAGTTTCTTTTCGCCAGTCGCGGGATCGACCGCGTTATAATAGCGACGTGATTTTTGCGCATCGACCGTCTTGCGCATAGAACGGCCAGCAGCGCCACCGAATCTCGCCACAATGCCATTCTTTGCTTGCTCCAGCATTTCGCCGAAGGAACGTGTGCGGCCTTTGGCATAACGCGGCGTGTAACCCCGTTGAAAAAACCCTTCGTCTTCCCCGAGTTCTACCGACCCTACTAGACCCTCAAGTCGCTGATAGAGCTTATCGTCCAACTCTACCAGTGGTTTTATATGCTCATCGTATATGTCTTTTTCTTTAGGCGTGAGTTTCGCATTTGGATCGTTTTCATCATAGGCGTACAGCTTCTCCCAAACTTCGCTTGGAAGGTCAGGCATCGCTTCGGCGCGCTTCATGATGTCAAGTTTATCAGCCGTCATGTTTGTAGAAAGCTGATGAAGCTGATCTTCAAACATGCGCGGGTCTTTTAAGGCCGGAGGACGGCTTAACGGGCCTTCTTTTGGTTCCCCGAATCCTGCGCTTTCCGGCGGTTCACCGCCTCCTGGAGGCTCAGAGCCGCGTCCGCCTTGTCCGCTGCCGTCTTGTACTTCGCCCTGATCTCCGGCGGCAGGTCTTGATCCCTCATCCCTTGGCGGGAGCGTTTCAGTCCCTCTAACAGCATTTTCCTTTGCGCGTTCATTTTCCAATTCCTCCAATGTTGCGGGTTGACCTCGATTTTCGGCGTTCGGTTCCCATGCTTCGCCACGGCTTTCCATATATGCCTTAGCAGCATCTTCAGCCTCTTTTAGCGCAGAGACATGCGCCTCTGTCATACTCTGCACTTCTTCAGCTTGCTTTTCCTGCGACATATGATCGGCAACTTTATCCCAAAACGAATTATGCGTTTCGCCTTTCGTGTCGATACCTGTCTCGTTTGAAATCCTGTCAATTTCCGCATTGCGATTTAATGCGGTTTGATAATCGAGCGCGGCATTGGTGTCGCGTTCTGAATACTGTGGTGTGCCGTTATGATCTTCACGAATCGCGTCATAGAGCGCATTTGTGTCCGGCCTCTCGCCTTCAGGCAAAAATCTGGCTTCCTGCGCACGCAAGGCCAGATCATCAGGTGCCATGCCGTTTTTGCTGATAAGTCCGGGACGTTCTTTAGCGGCACCGATACTCGCCGCGACATCGCCGGTTTCGTCATTGATGCCGCCCTGCTGTTTTATCCATGTCAGAAGCCGCGTCGGTTCAGGTGGAATCTTCGCCTGCAACGGTTGATCCGGTATAGGTTCACGGAACGGAACGCCATGCTCATCCCACTGAAGCGGTCCCTCGCCTTTAGGAATAGGAACTTCGCCAGCCGCATTCGCTTTTAAATCCGCATAAGCATCCGGCACTTTTCCAGCCTGAATATCCGCCGCGATATTCGGATTTTCTTTCGCATCCTCGAAAACCTGATCTGGATGCACGCCGGTTTCGGCATAGGTTTGGTGAAGAGTGTTGGCCGTATCAATAGCAGTATAAGGTTTTAAATTTTTAGCTATCTCTTCTGGTGCATTAAAATGAGCAAAAGGCGATTTAACATTAGTACCAGTATCATCAAAAATTTTAGTTAGATATGGCGAGTCATTTGATATATCGACATAATGAACGAAAGCATCTTCATTATTATTTTTTTCTGCGTATCCTTTTGCATATTCAAGATCAGGAGTTAACCAACGCTCACCTCCTTCATATGGAGAGCCGCCGTGATAAAAGCGTGTGAATCCTGTTTCCGGTAATGGGTGAGAATCCATCACTTTCGCAACATCCTGAAAATCCTGCGCTTTCGGATTCGCCGCATCAAATCCCTTGGCGATCTGCTGATTAATATCCTGCGGCGTCACGGCGTCATCTGGCTTGCCGATTGCCTCGCCAACGGTGGGCGCCAATGCCGCATGGCCGGGAATTGCTGGTTCTAATGCGTGCCCCGCTACTCCGACGCCGAGCATGGCGCTGAAATTTACAAGCTGAGATACGCTTTCTTGAATGAACGGTTGATTAGGGAAATTCTCTTTTGTCCATTCGATTGCTTTTTGCTGCGCTTCGCCGCCAAGCAGTCCTGCGACCCCCATATACATAGAGCGCCATGCCGCGACCGGGAGCGTTGCTCCTCCCCCTAAAGCGACTGAACCAACCATAGGAGCAAGCTGATCTACCTTTGCCGCAACTTGATTTTGAGGGGAACCTTCTGGGAAAACAGCCTCACCAATTTTTTTGAATGCGTCGCTTACGGTCGGCATCTCATCGACTGAAATATCCTTTGAAATAATCCCCGTAGCTTGCGCTCCCGTATACATCAACCTCGCTATCGAATCCGGTATAAACCCGACAGCCAAGCCTGCGGTGTTAACAATACCACGCCCTGTGCGCTCTTCCACATTGAGCCACGGACTTACTGCCGCATGAGCCGCCGCAGGCAACACGCTCTGCATATAATCGCCAGCCGTTGACGCCGTGCCATTCTTATAGGCTTGCACAAGTCCGGTGCGTTGATCGGGAGGCAATGTACCATCGCCGCCTTTTAATGCGGTGGTAGCTGGAAAACCTAAACCAGTATCTATTTTCTGCGCATCGGTTTGCGGCTGCGCATTATCAGTGGGCGCGGGTTGAGCGGCGAGATTCTGTTGCACCATAGCCGTGACAGGCGCCGTGTCCGGCAAAGCTGGTGGTTTTACAGGCGCAGAAACGGCATCCCATGAATTGCCGGGTTGAGGAGCCGGGGTTGGTGCGGGAGCCGGTGCCGAAACTGCATCCCATCCGTCCATTATTGTTTGATCCTCAATTGTCCGTCAGAAGTTTTGAACTGCGAACCGGTAGGCAGTTTTGTAAACTCCGGGTCCGTCGGATTGGAGAAAACAGGAATCTGCGGTGTAGCGGTATTTTGTGCTCCACCTCCTAACGACTTCGCCCAATTTGAAATCTGCTCCATGCGCGATGGCTGATGAGGTAAAGCGGAATCGGTTATGTTCTGAATAAGATCGGCATCCGGAAGAGCCTTATCGCCAAGAGCCTTGTTTTTGGAATACGCTTGCGAAGCCTGATTGTACCACGCCACCGCGCGCTGCTGCCCTTGGCCGTCGAGATTGCCGTTTGCCGTCGCGACATTGTTCATGCCTTGCGCGACAAAATCTTTCCAAGGTTGCGATGATTCTATAAGGGGTTTCGTGTCGTTATAGTCCTTCATGTTGATGCCGGTGCCATCGCTTTTACCGAGCAATTTATCAAGATGATCCTGAGTGACTATCGCATTCGGATGCGCACCATCGTCCGGCTCCGTCGCCCTCATGATCGTATCGAATCCATTGGGGCTATTCGTCGTTACGTTCCGCGCCTGCACTTGCCCGATCATCCTGTCAACACCGTCATAGAATTTCGAATCCTGCACGGCGACACGATCAAGTACAGGCGCGACACCCGGAACGGCACGAAGCTGCTGAAAGGTCATCGGCGGTTGTCCGTTCGACATTTCGCCATTGATGGCGCGCATAACGGTTTGGTTATCCTGCTTATATTGCGCGGTCTGTGCCTGTACGTTTCCGGTTATCATATTGTTGACGCGCTCACGCATGGTGGTCGCCATATGCGGATCGTCCGGAAAATTTGTCTGCGCCCATGTCGTCGCCTGATTCAATAAGTCTTCTCTGTGCGCCGCCATGTAATCGGTCGGCGTCTGATAGCCGGAAGTCGGAGCCGTGTTTGTCGTAAGGGACGGCAGCGTGTTTTGCAGATCGTCAAGCCGCGCATTCCATCCGGCAAGCGAAGGCCCATATTTCGCAGGATCGGCGGTCGCCAGCCTTTGATATTCCTGACGGCGAAGATCGATCAGTTTTTGAGGATCGTTATTTGCTTGCGCAAGCAAAGTTTGTGTTTTTGCGACACCCATATTAACGGCGCTATCGACCGCGACCTCGGCCATTGCGGGAGACATTTTATCCGCGCCTACCGCATTGGCGTACTTCGTCTGAATAATGCTGCGCGCCTGATCCTGCGTAAGATTTTGAACATCGACATCAGGGTTCGCCTCCTGATTGATGCCGAAATTAGTCGGCCCTTTGCCGCTATCGTTCGAGACATATCCCCCTTCGTGATCCATCGTAAACTGAAAGGGCTTTCCGCTGTTCGGCGAAACATTCGCCGCATAATTCTGGCTGATCTGGGTCATCAGGTTATTCGTAAACGTGTCAGCCGCATTTTCACGGATCAATGGCTTGAACTGCGCATCGAGCTTAACCTGAGAGTAGCCGGGAAGCGTATCTTTGTTTTTTTGATAGTCGGCATAGGCGGCCATTGGATCAGTCTGCATCCATGTGGTGTACTTTGCGTCTGCCGCTCTTTGTTCAAAATCACTAAGATGTTTTTGAATCTCATCCGGCGATTGAGAAACGGACGGCTGTTCGCCATAACTCTGAATGGCAACTTTCCCATGTTGCAATTCAGTGTCGTAGGTACTCGGATCATTTTGTATATTCGTAAGATGGTTTGAGACAACAGCGTCCTGTGTCGCAGCTATGTACTGCCTGCCCTGCTCCCCGGCGTGCATTCCAGCGCGCCACAATTCATTCTCGGCTTTGCTGTTCGCCATCTCGTTAAACTGAAGCTGATATTCGCCGTTAAACTGACTGGCAGATTGGTCTCTCAGCGAAGCCAGTTTTTGCTGAAACGCGGGGAAAGCATCCATTGCCGCTTTGCCTTGAAGGCTGTAAAAATCGGTCGCGGCTTGCCGAACGGCTGGCGCATATTGATTGGCGAAAACATCGTTTATCTGTGACTTGTTATACAGGTCGGTAATATCGCTAACGCTTTTCTGAGCCTGATCCCCAAGTCCCGCCATTGCCTGATACGGCGCGCTCGGATCGTAACGGGCAACGGAATCCGGAGCCTCGGGCGTGGGAGCCGGGCCTAACGCGGTATAATCGGGGAGTTTAACGCCAGCCATAAATCACCTTCTCATTGCAATGCAGCAATGGCCATATTACCGCCCATTGAATCTGCAAAAGAGGGATCATCAGAATTGAACGACGTCCCATATTTATTGAATAGCGACGTCGCACCGGCAAGCATCGATGTACCGGCCTTTATCTGTCCCGCCTGATTATCTATATTGCCCTGAAAGACATCGGCAGACGCTTGATTGCGGAGCGCCTGAGCCTTGGCGTTGCCATCATAAAGCGCCGTCTGCGCCCGGTAATTGCCCTCGGCGCCGATCAGATCCAGATCGGCAGAAACCGTAGGATCGGTTGATGTGCCCCCTGACCCTGCGCCTGCTGCCACTGCATTTGATTCGACAAGCGCTGTTTTTTTGTTTGCCTCGATCATGGCGCGCTGGCCGCTGGCAGTCGCATTATTGGCGTTTTGGTCTTCCTGCGCGGCCTGATAATTCATTGCTACTTGTTGAGCGCGCCCCTGTTGCGCGCTAGCCAGCGCCGTAACTGCCGTACTGGCAATCGTCATGCCGATTCCAACCATTGTTGCAGTGCTCATGCCGCCGGACATTTATTCCTCCGTTATCTTGACGTGGTTTATCGCGTCATCGTAGCGCGAAAAAAGTCCCGCAGCTTCATCGGTAAATTCTTCCTCAGCCTCCTTGACCGTTTTTACCTTGGTCGGAAATATCATCGTGACGAAGGTATCGCTCAAAGCAACGCCAGCCTGCTTACGCATGGCCGCTCCTGTAAATATATGATAACCGTTTAATGTAATCGTTTTATCTCCGGCGAAAAGAAGAAAGTCGCCCTGTATGATAAGGAGCGTCGGAATTTTCATCAGCGCACCAGTCAAAACGACTCCCTTCGGAACAATGATCGTTCGCGCGTACATCCCCGCATGAATGATATGCTGCGTTGCGATTTTGACTTGCGGCATTTTCAGAAGTTCATTTTCGAGTTGACGCACTTTGTCAATCTCCACTTCCGTCATGGAGGTAATCGGTTTTTCGATGACAGATAATTCAGACATCTTTCAAGCTCACCAAAAAAACCTTGTTTACTTCTTTCCCTCCCCAATGAGGCATAACTTTTTCCAAATCGCTACCTGTGATAGCTGTCACCAAAACACAGGATGCGCCCCTTTCCTTGGCATATTTTTTTGCTTCATCCAGAAGTTTTTTCCCGGCATTTGTGCCGCCCCTAAATGCTGAAATGACGAAATAACTTTCAATGATGCCCATGAGGACGCCGCGCTTGGGGAGTACAGCCACCAAGACCGTAACGAACCCGACCAGTTGGTCATACACAAAAGCTCCAAAGACTTGAAAATTGCCGCTCTTTTCAAGTTCATGATACATTTCCATCTTTGCTTGTATTGGCGGTGCACCCTCGATGACACTTTCTTCCTCATACTCTTTAAGCATATCTGAAAAATTAGATTGCTCCTCGACAAGGGCAACGCTGCATTTTTTGATAATCAATGACACTTGAACACCTCTTGCCCATCGCGCGTGTAAAGATACTCAAACCCCAGCCGCTTCACGAAAGCCTGTCCTGCTGGACTCGGCTCACAATAAACCGCGACCATCGGCAAACCCAGCTTTTTCATCTCGCCGAACATGACCTTCGCCGCGCGCCAGATGGTTATCTTGGGAGCGTTAATATCTGGTTTCATATCGCAAAACGCCACGCACATGGCTCTTTTTTGCAACGTCACGCCCGCCAGACATGCGGGTTGACCTTTGTAAAGGGCTATCCATGCGTAGCATGTCAGCGGCGATCCTTCCGGATAAAAGAGCCGGATATCGTCCGCAGTCGCCCTTCTGATTTCGACGTCTTTGATCATACACGCTCCACCGTTTCCAAACCGATCACCGCCGACAAAATCGTGCAGGGCCGCGGCGCCTGTGCCTGCAAGCATATGCGAGAATCAGGGTTCCAATCGCCCATAAATTCAAACGTGTCCTCGTCATAAGCTTCCCACACCGTATTTGCCGGCGTCACGGCCCCTCTTTCCACCAGGGGCAGATTATCCAGGTCGTTGAAATTCGGGCCGTATTGCAGGCCCTGATAATGCGTATTCGCCAGTACAAGGCCGAGATGATCGACGCTCTTCACCATGTTGATCGCCGTTCCGGCCTGCGCGGCATAGGCCAGCTTCGCGCTCTGGAATTGCGCCGTATAGGGAAGGCCGACCGCTCCCTGAGATACGGCGACCGGCAACGTAATTTCACCGTCGACATCAAGCGAACTGATCGTAATTTGCAACCCAGATATAAATCCCTGCCCAAGAACATCATTGACCTGATAGCCAGTGCCATAATTTGTAATCTGATATTTATAAACAGCGCCACTAGCATTCGTATAAAGATTAGCAGTTGCTCCTGTCCCGCTGCCGCCGCTTAATGGTTCATCGATATAAGCTGCATTTGCCGATCCACTACCACCGTTGGTCAAGGTAGTTTCAAATGTTCCTGAATTTATCTGTGCAACATTAAAGGGGCCATCATATGCAATGCCGTCGGCCCACGCGACGACGTTTTGACCTATAAGCGATTTCAAGCCAGTGATTGTCGCAGTTGGAGAGCCATTATTGAAAATCACATGGCTATCGACATTTTTATTGACAGCCCCCCCCTGACATTCACTTTCGAGCGCCCACCGTTCCAGATAGCGCACCGTCTCATTGTTGATCGTCCGGCGCACCGCATAGTAGACTTTGTCCTCGATAAAACCTGGCATGATGAAAATATCCTCGACAAAACCGTTCGTCATTTCGACAAGAACGAATGCCTTGAGTTTTTCGATAGGATCATAGACGCAAACAGCGACATTGCCATTGGCCAGAAGACAATGGATGCGCGTGTCGATCTTGCGTTGCACCGCGAGGCGCACGATACCGGCGGAAATGATTTCAGGGGACAGAATGCTTAAATCTTCGCTGCTGTAATCGACCGGCGTATAATTGCCTTGATACGACATCTGGATAAGGCGCACGCCCGCGACATTGCCATTATCGGGATCGCCGCGCTGCACGAAAATGCCGTTGGTGTCGATCTGCACTCCGGCAACCCGCGCCGAGCCCCGCGTCGACGGCGACTTGATGTTGTTATCGGTAGGCGTCAGCGCTTCGTTTAGGTAGGAGGACGTAACCGAAAATTCCTTCATTTCGCCGCCCATGAGAAGATGCTGGAGAGCAAGCGCCCAGCAGATATTCTCGACGGGGCCGGAACCGATCGAGCGCAGGATAGGGCCGCTATCGCCTGTCACGGTGTCATCGAAACTCTGGAATGCATCGGAGACGGAACCGTCGATATTATCATTGCCGAAGAACCATAGGCGTCCTTCGTAAAAGCAGTCCGCCGTCGGATAGCCATCGATCAGCGACCATTGGCCTTGTGCCCAAAGGCTCGTCGTGCTGCTCGTGCCCCCCGTCGCCGATCCGCCAGTTAGAGTGGCGCCGCTTGGCGTGGCCGCGCTTGCCGCAAGCGTATAAGCGTTCCCGGCGGTTCCAGCGGTCTTATATGTGATATAAAGAATCGTCGGCGATGCCGAATATGAAGCGACATTCAGGCTGCTGTTTCCGGACGCATTCAGATCGCTGGCAAGCTGCGCCAGCGTTGCGACAAGCGAACCCTGAATATTAGTTTCAGCGCCGGATGCACCGCTCGTCACAAATTTCCATGCCACGCCATTGAGCGTAACGGTGTCATTGTTGCTCGGGTTAACTGAGAATGTGACATAGCCGGTCGCCTCGACATTCCCCGCGCCCACAGCGCCAAATGCTTTGAGAACCTCTACATTAACCTGCTTATTGCTGACATAGCCCGTCACGCGGCATATGCCGGTGATACCGCCGCTGGAAAACTGCATGGCGACCATCGCCGAACCGGACGTATATGAGCTTTCAAAATTAAAGCGGTAGTAAATAATCTGATTATCGAGGCCGTCGTTATATGTCGTATTTTGGTTTGATGTATAATTTGCAACGGGAGTCCATGTGCCGGGCGCGCCAACCGACTGTTCAAGATAAATCGTTCCGACCCATGTGCCGGTTATCTGAAAAGCAAACTGCCGCGTACTGCCGACACCGCTGATTTCGATATAATTTGTCGCCTGATTATTTCCGCCGATAGTGTCGTTCGTATTTTGCGATGTCGATGTAAGACGGAAAAGACAGCCAACATGGTCCGGCTTAAAATACGGAATCGAACTGTTAAGCGTCGTGTCGCCCGTCAGCGCACCGGCATACATCGTCGTCGATAAATCGGTGTTGATGAGATTGAAAGGCCCATCATTGGCGCGATACGTCGCAATCCCCCATGATTGTGGATTGCCGATACGCATGATTTTGTACTGCTGATAACCCGCGCAGGCGACATACACTTCGTCTTCCGATTGATCCGACCTGACATTCGATAAATCGGCCAGAAGCCACGGTACCGGAATCGTCATCGCGCCGGCGGCCTCGACATTCACCGAAGAAACCCAACTGGCGTATGTCGTGTTGGCCGTGAGCTGAATATAGAAAGTACCGGTCGGCGTGAAGGCCAGCGAATATATACCCGGCGCCAGCAACACTTCATTGATATAGCTGTCATCGCCAAGCGCGGTACCAACGCGCAAGGTGACATATCCCTTGGATATAACGATGCGCAACGCGTGCTGAACGCCGGAATCTCCCGCGTCAAGCGCGACCGCCTGACTTCGAATAGCGCGGCTTCCACCCTCCGTTCCCGTCAACGACATATACGGCCCGGCGGCCCATTGGGAAAGAGCACCACTTTCGTCCGAACTGACCCAATTATTCAGGTTGCTGGTAAAATTGCCGTTCGTGACCGTCGTCGCCACCGTTGGTCGCGTGATGATCGCTTCGCCGACGCGCACGCGCATAAGCCCGTTCGTCAACTCGATAACCGCCGTGTCCGTCAGGGCTTTGATGAAAGGCACATGCACGGCCTGATTGTTGTCGTAAATGCCGTCCACATACTGCGTGCCGGGCCGCAGCATCATGCTGCCCAATTCGCGCAGCATCCAGTTTGTTTGAATTTCAGCGGAAAGCGCCTGCACCTTGAGATCGGTGCGCGACAAGGCTAAGGGGCTAATAACTCCTCGGTTAAAGGCATAGAGAAGGGCATTTGCCTGACCCATATCAGTACCATCCAGCGTCTACTCTGCCCGGTCGACCGAAATACAAGCCCTGACGCGCGCGCGAAAGCTGTCCGCGCCCGAAGAAGCCCGGCGGATCGCCCATGGCGTCCTTGCCGCGCGCGGCCGTCACGAGCTTGCGGCGCTCTTCTTTCACGTCGTCGATCTTGCTTTTCGAATGCGTCAGCGACCCGATGATCTTTGACGCGAAATGCGCCGCGACGAATTGCTTGAACGACTCCGGCCACATGCTGAAATTGCCGCCATAGGCCGGATCGTTCGATACGTATTTGACGAAAATCTGATCGAGGTCGCCCCACCAATAACCGCCTTCATCTGAATACTGGACAAGCGGCGATTGAAAATAGGGATCGGAAGCGACCGCCGATGTCCTCAGCCAGTCCGCCGGTTTTTTGAAAGCATGAATGTAACCGAAGCTGGGTTGAATGCTGGGATCGTAAACGATCTGCTCGGTGCGGCGCGCGAAGAGCCAGTCCGATTCCTCAAGACAGGCATCGACGCCGCCGTTGTTCCAGATTTGATCAAGCAGGTAGCGAGGCTTTCTATTTTCGATGGTCGACGCAAGCGCCCTTTCCTCACAAATGAAAAGACTTTGATTGTAGATATCGAGTTGCGTTTCAGAAATTGTTGCCATTTCTTTTCCTCCGCATCAAAGGAGTATCAATCGCGTCTTGCGGATTCCATCCGCGTTCTACACGAGCATAAACACAACCATTGGTTAGCCCCGATTTACGAATTGCTTCTGCGAGAACAACCTTTTTCCCTTCAAACATGACATGAATAACATTTGATTTTGTAAATGCCTGCTCAAGTCCCGTAGCCCAAACACAATTTTGAGGCTCATAATTTCCGTCATTATTTTTACGCTCAATCGAATGTTTAAGGGAAGGACGCGGACCCATGTCGGCATAGAAATTTTTAAAGCTTTCTAACCAACGATCACAAATCTTTATACCGCGCGCTCCATAATGAGGATATGAAATCGAATTCGGATCAAGACAACGTTGCTTCATTGAGGCCCAACAACCGTAGCCGCTTTCGCGCTGTTTATTGGTAAAACCATGTGTCTTATGGGCTTCAGAGCAACGCTGAGAATGAAAGCATCCGCAACTAGTTGTGTTACCGCGCTGCAAATTGGAAGACATTGCAATAAAGAAATTACCACACACACAACGGCAGTACCACATGCTAGTCTGATTTTGAGAGCCAGCATAACAAACGACAGAAACACCGCCGAAAAATTGTCCGCTAAGATTTTTAAAATTCTTAGCTTTCGGGATGGGGGCCGGCAGTATCTCTGTCGCCTGTATGATGCGTGCGCGACTCATATCTCTTCCTATCGTCCCATTGCCTTAAGGTGACCGTCCAGCCACTGATGTCCCTCAAGCATGGTCGTGAAGCCGTCTTTCAGGGTAGCAGCATCGCTTTTCCGGATAACGGCGAATTTTCCAAGCGGCCCTTTCCACTCGACGGAATAATTCTGGTCGTCCGTCAGAGGAGTATCGGCTTTCGTCGCCGAAAGATCAGTGTACGAAAGCATGTGCAGCTTCGCCCATAGCCGTTGCGCGGCGACGACAAGGAATGTGGCGTGCCACGTGGAATCCTCGGTGACGGCGGTGACATGGGCAAGCGGCTTCAGTTTATCGCCGAGGTTGCGCCAGTATGTCGGATCGAGAAGATCCTTGGCGGCTGTTCCCGACGGCACGCTGACGAACCAGCGTTCGCACGCATAATCGGCTTCCTTCATGCGTGTCTGGTTAAGCGGGATTACCTTTTTTTCCGGCACTGGCGGCGGGGCGGCACGCGGGGCTTGAACGGGGACTTTTGTTTCGTCTTTTACGGCAACTTGTGTCATGCGATTCTCCTGAGAGAGTTGTTACGGCGAGGCCGAAAACATACCACATGAAGGTTAAATTTGGAAACACCTACCATAGATGGTGGTTTTTCCTGAGAAAAAGGGCACCAACTGCCGGATTGGTGCCCTTCACTCTCTCTCGCAGATAGAGGTCTTGATCTTAGGACAACTCGGTCGGCGTCTGATTGAGCTCGATTGTCGTATCGGTCGTGCCGCTGACAACAAAGTGAAGATACCATGCAGGCGTTCCGCTGACGTACACCCACACGAGATCACCAACCGCCATACCGAGCTCGATGCCGTTGCTGAAATAACCCTCAGCCTTGACGGTGGAATCACTGTCGGTGGAAGCGTAGACCCAAAGATTGCTGGGCACCTGGCTGTTGTCGATACCGCCGCCGACAATCTTGCGGGGCGGATTAGAGGTTGCGTATGCCATTTTACATTCTCCTGTTTCAGTTGATTACGTGGAGCTGGCGTAAGCCGACCCATCGTGATTCATTAAAACCTGGCCGTTGTTTTGCAACTGCTTCGATCCCATGAACATGGTGGCGCGGGCGAAACTGTAGTCCTGCTCATCATCGTACCCGATCTTCGTGTCGATCTCGCCGACATTCGCGGCCTGACCAATCGAATCCTTGTGGTACATAAAGCACTGCTCAGTGCTCAAGCCCTTGTTGACGATGTTCGGATGAACGATAAAGTTCGTGTTCGCCCACCGGTACATCGTCGGCTGATTGCTGAACGGCTTGTCGTTGATGTAGTTGACGTTCGTGAATTCCTTCGCCTGCATGAGATAGGCGTGGAATCCGGGGCTGATGACGGCGTTCACGTTGCCATCCATGGGCACTTCGTTGTTGCCGAGGATGGTGTAAGCCTTCATAACAAGCGCCAAAGACGCAGTCTGCGCCGGTGCCGTGCTGAGGGTCGCCGAGGCCAGCGACGCCAGAATATCCTGATCGATCTTACGATTAAGGACTCCGAGCGAGCTTTCCTGCATGATCTTGCGCTGGTCGCCCTGCGACTCGAACACGTTGAAACCGGTCTTACGCACGAGATCGTGCCACTCCTGCAACGTCGCGGTGTTCTGGATGTTGTCATCGGCGCGCGCGGGAATCAGGCCATTCGTGCCGCGGGTCGTCGCGGTGGCGTGATTGGAACCGGCGACCAGAAACACGGCCTGGTTGCCCTTGACGACGGCTTCGGTCGTGACAGTTTTGCGGAGCAACGACTGGCGCTGCTCGAACATTTTGATATATTCCTGTCGGTATTGAATTTGTGGGGCGTTATTAGCCATAGGACTCTCCCTGGGTTACGGAAAAAACGGGTATTTTCGTTTTGATCCGCAGTATCAGGGGTGTCCAAAACAAGGTCGTCCGGGGTGTCCCTCGCGGGGCCATTCGATCCTTGCCAGGCGCCATAACCGCCGGCCGTCTTTAAAAAACGCGCTCACGAATGAGGGTGACGTTTATTGAAAGACGGCATCATCATAAATCAAATCAACATCTTGCGTCAATAGAAAAAGAAAAACCCTCCCATAGGCGCATCGTTGAGAGGCGGGGAGGGTTTATTATAAAATAAAATCAAAGACTAAGCCGCTCTTTGACCGGCGCGCGTCTTCTGATTTTCCTTCCATGTAAGCAAATCGCGATACCGCGCCTGCATGGCATTGTCCTTGAAATACCCGTCGCGATCCTCGGCCATGCGTTTTTCGATGGTCGCAATCTCGGTATCGACCGATGTCGCCGTCCCGGCACCGGCGCCAGGCAGGATAGTGCTTACCGGATTGACCATGCGCGCATTGACCGCGAGGTCTTTCAGGAAATGCGGATTATTCAAGAGCGGCATTCCCTTGTCATCGACGCCATATTGGATAACGGCCTGCGTCTCTGGCGAGAACGTGCTGAGAAGATTCTCGATGCGATTGATCTCGCCGCGATATTCATCTCCCCATTCGCGGTGAAGCTGATCGTCGGTCGAGCGCTTGTTATCGGCAATATCGGTTTCCCGCTTTGCCTGAAAAACCTTCTCCTGCTTGTAATATTCGGTGAGAAAGCCCGTCACCATCTCCTGCGAAGCATTCTTGCCATGCATGGCGGAGAGAATGCCGTCAATGATCGGCTTATCGGATTCTCCGATCACCAGGCCATCCGGAAGCGCCAGATCGTATTTTTCGGCTGCTTCGGGAACGCCGTTTTCCTTGCGATAAGCGGCGAGCTGCTCCGGCGTTGCATCTTTTGGCAGAGGCTGCTTGATCGCGCCAGAGTCGATTTTCTTCTGCGCGTTGTTCAGCGCATTCAAAAGATCGCCCGGCGTCGAGTAGCGCTCGGCCAGCTTCAAAAGATCGGCATTGTTGCCTGAAGCCTTCTGGCGCCAATCTGCGGCCCATTCGCCGGTAGGCGGAGGGGTTTGAGTCGTTCCGGCATCTTTCGCGCCCGGCGCACCGGCTATCGTGCCCGTGCTCTGGTCACCGGTTTGTGTTCCGCCGGTGGCAGGAGTTTGAGTTCCCGCGCCTCCCGCACCAGACGGCGGATTCGCCGGAGGCGGGGTTTGAGTTGAACCAGCAGGCGGAGTACCCGTTCCTGCTGGAGGCTGACCACCTGCATTGTTTCCTCCTGCGTTGTTTTGATCTTCCGGCATGTTACTTCTCCTTTCGAGTGAGTTTCAGTTTTTCCTGCGCATCCTTGAATTTCGATATATTCAAATTTACGAGCTTAACAATCTGGGTGCCCGCGAATCGACGGCCATCGAATATAGCACATAGCCTTTCAATGTCAGGCGTCGTGCAAAAATCATATGTCACACAGGCATTATTGACAATCCATGTGATGGCGCGCTTCTGCTGTTCGGGAGTCGCTTCGCCGCGCGACACGGCCTGCAAAGCATACGCATCCGCAATTTCCCACTCGGGCACAGGCACGGGGGCTTTTTTGATGGTCACAGCGCCTCCAAATCGTCTTCAAAAAAGTCTTTACCTTTAATTTCGCCATCAAGGGCATATTCGACATCGTAGAAAATATGGCCACTGCAATTGACATAGCAACGATGAATGCGGCCTTCGCAATTCAATCCGTATGCGATTATTTTCACGCGCTGCTTTGGCGAAAACTTGAAATCGACGATCATTAAGCCGCATTCTCCTGCCTGTGCCGTTCCGCTGGATCTTCATGCTCATCTGGAAAAAGGTCTTCCCCGCAACGCACACAGATAAAATCCCACGATAGGGAGGGCCATTTGCAATAACGGCAATCGATCACGCCGACGGGTTTGAATTCTTCCGGCATGTTGCCCCTTATTTCCTGACCCTCGCAAGAGTTTCCGCCAGATTTGCCTCTTTCCCGAGCGTGCCGCCTGCATGCGCTTCCTTCCGCGCATAGGCCGATGTCGACATCCCGGCGCGTTTCGCTTTCGCGGAAAACTTGCCTTTGTGCTTTTTCGTGGCATTGGCGATCCAGTGTTCTGCCATTCCCATGTCAGCCTCCCTTGACGTTCGCGATGGTTGAAGGTTTTTTCTTGCGAAACTTTCCGCTGCGTTTGTCGGCGGCATGGAATTCTTCCCCCACAGATTGCGGAACCCCTCCGTAACCGCCCTTCGTGTGCGCTGCGATGTTCATAAGTTTTGCCTGTGCTATCGTTTTAGAAGGCATTACATCGGCCCCGTCGAACGCTGTTGAACCTGAGCGGGCTGCACACCGGCGAGCCCCTGATTAGCATCGCCGATTGTCTTGGCAACATCCGCTCCTTTTTGCATCGTATCGAGAAGCTGCTGCGTCTGCTGCTGCTTCTGCATTTCCTGATCCATGTCGGCCATCTGGCTATCACTGCGCATCCACTTGATCGGCGTGCCGATGCCCTCGAGCGCGTCACGCAAGGCAATCCGGACATCGACCATGTTGACGGAGCCGGGATCGAGCGCGGCGGCTTCGGCCAGCATCGCCTTGGCATTCGTGAACTCGGCGCCCTTCTGCATTTCGATGGCGGCGTGCAGCGGGCTCTGGAATTTGAACTGAATATCCTGTCCACGCAGGGACTGTGGCATGTCGCGGAAAGCGCCGAACGCGCCGCCGCGGTTGAGAAGATCGAAATCGATTTCGCAAAGCGCGCCGTTGTATTCGACCTCGGTCGGAGCGAAAATCGGCAGCGCGTTGCGCACATATTCCGTCACGCGCTGGCTGACCTCGAAAGCCGTCATTTCCTTGTCGAGTTTCGGCAGCGTGATCTTGTCGAGATAAAACGCGCGCGAAATCATTTGCTGGACATCGGTGCGCATCTGACCGCCGATCGACAGGCCGCCCTTGAAATCTACCGGTATGGCGCGCAGCACTTCGCCGGTCTTTTCGTCGTATTCGGCGTCATAAGCCGTGACGCCGCCCGGGAACAGGTTAACGTCGCCGCGGATAACGCCGCCGGGCGTGACCATCGGCGGCGTGACGGCCTTCTCGCCGGCCTCCAGCAGAATGAGAGTGAACGCCTGAATAAGGCGCGCATCGGGCAGAGCGCAGACCGTGGCGGGCGAATACGCATACTGCGAGCCGGAAACCGTCTGCCACCGGGGGATGATATACCGCTTGTTCCAGATGCCGACTTCCTCGATCACGTCCTGATAATCGACGCAGATGTAAATCGAAACATACGGCGTACGCCATTTCTCGGTGCCGGGCAGCGACCGCCACCGGTCTGCGGGCAGCACGATATGGCGGCACTCGATAAGGCCAAACGGGTCTTTCTCAAGACGGTCGGCGATCTTGCCTTCGGGATCCTTATAATTCGGGAATGTCTGGCAAAACTGCTTGACGGTCGGCTTCCACTTGCGGTGGATTTCGTTGACTTCGCCCTTGTAATCTTCCGCCCACGCGCAATCGCGGATATGCCAGCAGCGGTGAAGCAGGGCATTGCCGTCGCGGTTCAGCTCGCTGCTGAGGACCGCCTGCCCGAACGTGATGTAATCGTTGTCGCCTTCGTTCGTCGCGCGCTCAAGCTTGGCGACGGGATCGTACATGGCCTTGCGCTGGATGCCGGTCGACCATTCAAGCCAGCGTTTGCCCTGCAAATCGACCTTGTCCTCGCGCATGACCGAGACATCGAACCATTCCTTGTCCTTCGGGCGCAGCATGGTCGAAAAGATATTCGAAAGATCGCGGCGCACGAGCAGCGGATATGACGTCGTCAGGATCGACGCGAAGTCCATGCCCAGACTCCGGGTAACAGTGAAATCAGCGCGTTCTGCGTAAAAATTATCTGCTTGCTCTTGCCAAAGGCTCATCAAAGCTATGCGCTTTGAAAATAAATCGTCGCCTTGCTGGATCAAATCGCGCGCGCTACTTTCCACGGGCAAACTCCCTTGTACCAGTAGATTGCGGACGAGATAAAGCTTCCTCAATAGGCCAACCTCTAGTGATGTCTTTGAAGTTTGGCATCGACATCAACTCGGCCCCAGCGTTGTCCCCGGCACAAGGTTTGTGCTCGCGCGCCCGCTTTGCGATTGCGTCATGGCGATGGTCTGGGCCGCCTGCGCCGCCTGCTGGGCCTGATTAGGACCGGTCGGAACTGGTTGCGGCACCGGCGCGGGAAGGGACGGCGCCTTGGGTGTGCTGAAAAGAGATGGCATTTTTTTCTCCTCTAGTTTCTCAGTATCTGCCGCTGCCGGTCATGGCCGCGATTTACCCTGATATTCTCTCCGCGCGACTTGCCCTGAAAGCCGCCCTGATAATTCGACGCGCGCGTACCGACGCTCAGAGCGATCTGCACGGCATCGCCGCGATTCGGCGACCGGGCAAGCCTTTCCTTGATTTTTTCTTTTGATTCCACGCGGATGCACGAACGGCCCTTGTAAGGAACCACATCATAACGCGCCGCCGCCAGATCGGCAATCAGAATGGGATCGTGCGGCAAAGCCACCACGGAGCCGCCGGGTTGATTCGGATCGAGCGCCTCCATGAAGCGCCAGATGACCTCGCTGCGCTTGTTGTAAAAACCATACACCGCGTCTCGTGTGCGCCCGTTCGAACCCTCGGTTCCCTTGTGGGCTGCGACCTCAATATCGTTATTTCTCAATTCCTTGTACGGCAAATTGCCATAGCCGCCGCCCATGTCCATGCCGACCTTCGCGCCATCGCGCCTGATCTTGATCACATGGCCGCTGATGCCGTCGCCGTTCGGCGTCTCGCGGCCGGGGATCTCCGTCAGCGCCGGGAAATAGCCGTCGTAACGCGGCGCGATAACCGTGGGATCGGCGCCACCGCCCGAGCAGTCGACGCCCACCGCGCACATCGGGACGCCTTCCGGCAGTTTCGGCGACCAGCGGCCCTGCGCCAGGCGCAGCCAATCGGTCGGTATGACCTGCATGGGGTCGTCTTTCCGGCCCGCCATGAAATTGCCGTCGCGCAGCGATGCGCGGATGGCTGGCGGCAGACTGTCCAATTTCGACGCATAATCGGTTTTCGAGAGGAAAGGGTTGTCGTTCACCGACGCGCGAATGAATGTCCGGCTCATCGGCTTCAAAACGCCGCATGCCTTTTGCTTGTGCCGCGCCAACTCATCCTCGGTCGCAATCCGCCAAACAGCCGTTGCCGTATCGAAAATATGGGGCTTGCCATTATCGACCTCGATATCCCGGTCGTCGTCATCGGTGACGAACCAGCGCAACTCGCCAAGCTTCGCGGGCCGGTGATAGCCGGGATCGAGCCACGGCGCGAACATCGATATCAGCCATTCGCCATCCGCCGACAAAGGCGGGTTCGTCGCCAGCACCACGCGCGTGCGCTGCTTCTCATCGGTCGTCCGCAGCCACCCGATCAGAAACCGTATCTGGCTCTGCAACATCTGCCACGCCTCGTCGATCCCGATCAGGTCGTGCGGCCGGCCCATCCAGGCCTCTTCATCCCCCGCGCGCTGGGCGGCGCCGAACTCGACCATGCGGTTGTCCGCCGTGCGCAAGGTCGGCGGGATCGAGCCGTTATACCCCTGCCGCGTGCCGTTGATTTTAAGGATTTCCTCGGTGAGGCCCGACAAATCGGTATACTGGCGCCGCATGATTAACGAACGCTTATGCTGCGTCAATGCTAACCCAAGGATAAGGCTGGATTTTCCGCCGCCCGCCTCCCCCCCATAAAGCAGGATATCCGCCTTGCAATGGTAGGCGTCCGTCTGCGGGCCCGGCGAGGGAATGAATTTCATGCCGGCCGTCGCCGCCAGCACGTTCGCCTCGTGCTCCTTGCGCTGCTCCGGCGTCATCGCGGCGATGCGCGCCACGATCTGATCCAGAAGCTGGGATTGAGGCTGAACGGCAACCTGCTCCATAGGACGGCCTTCTCGGCCAGTCTCAGGGCCGGTAAAATTGCAGGGAAATATTCGTAAGCTGCGCCGCCGTAAAGCTCAACGACGTGATCGACTTATCGATATACCGCTGGTTCGGCGAATAGGTCGACGCTTCCCCGTTCGTCGTATTGCCGCTTGGAAGCGCCGCCGCAGCATATGGGTTGAAATAAAACGGCTGGTCGGAACCGAAAATCAGGAAAAACGCCGCTTGCGCCGGAAGCCCCAACGCCGTCCGCAACGCCGCCACGTTGTACGTCTGCACATTCCCGCTACCCGTTACCTGAACGCTATCGACCCACTGCGAACACCACGGGAAGGCATAATGCCCCTGCGACAGCACATTCATCGCGGCCATTTCTGGCGTAAAGCTCATGCGATTCTCCTACGCGGCCGACTTACGCCACGAGCCGCAGTTGTTCCGTGAGGATGTAATCGATCTGAACCGTCTGACTGCCGCTGGTTGCTTCGGAATATGTCGCAACCGTAGGTGCCAGAACAGCCGTGGTCGCAACCGCCAGAGCGATCGAAGCCACCAAGCAGTCGTCAACATAAAACTTGGCGTTACCCAGCGGATCAACATCGATCCGGTATTTGTGATAAAGCGTTGCATCGCTCATCGCCAAGGCCGCCGCCGCTGGCGCTGCCTGGTCAAGATACTGCTGCGCGCAAACCACCTTCTGCGTCGCCCCACCAGCATTCACGGCCGCAGCAATCAGCGTCGCATCCACGCCGGTGCCTGCCGCATCCCACACAAACGCCACCGCATTCGTCGCATTCGCCGTCAAGGTCGTGCCACTCAAAGCAAACGGCATTTGCAGCGTAATCGCATCCGTCAGGCCCATATTGTAGGCCTGACTGGTATTCGCCGAAATTACGCCGACGGCAGCCTCATACCGTGTCGCGCCATTCGAAATCAGGTAATTCCGGCCACCAACGATCTGCGATCCATTCACCGCCATCGTGTGGGTGCTCCCCGCACCCGTCGTCAAATTGATTGCCCCGCAAGGCTGCGTGGCCACAACCGTCGGATATGCCGTGCTCCCATCGGAACCCTTCAGCTCCGTCCACTTGGTCAAATCAATCGAATGGCCAAGAAAATCATCCCAGAATTCCGAATAAAATACCGGATGCGAAACCTTGTAATCCGACCCGTCATTCGCAAACTTGTTGATCGGATAAATCCGAAACCCGCGCAGATTAAATCCCGTCAAAAACGGCGCATACTCGCCATTCGTCTCCGCCGGATCATTATGCCCGTCCAAACCAAGCAACCGCCCGATTTCAGACTTTACGATTTCCAGCGTGCCAGCCATAGGATCCTCCAGGGTGAAAACGAATCAATGCCAGCAAAAATGTCCCAATCCGCAGGGAACGGCAACAAGGTTGCGTTACGCGCGCGTTTTTGCCACCCTGTCCCCATGAACTGGCAACGCAAACACCAGCAACTATTCCAAAAAATAACAGCCGTCCTGCAAACACCAGGCGATGACAAACTCTGGCACGACGAAACATTCTGGCATACCCGCTGGCCCCAAATGGTCTACGCCGAAGCCCACGCCCTCGAAATGTCCATCTACCAGGAATACAAAAATAACCCCGCCGCGCTCGCTACCATTTTCAAAGATCGCCTGCCAGAAGTCGCAGCCGCTTTCGCCGCAGCATGATCATCTGCCCCCATTGCAATCAGCCACTCGAAAAAACTTGCGAAAATTGCAAGGAAAAATTTTATCCAAAAAATGAAAACCAGCGCTTCTGCTCCAACGCCTGCCGCCAAAAAGACTTCCGCATCATGCAAGCCCTAGGCATCACAAAAATGCCCAGGGATGCGTTTTGATTTTTTTTTGGCATCCAAAGACGTATCGCTCGCGAAAGTAAACCAGTGAATTAATTTCATGGCGTAGCGTCGATGCCATGAGCAGATTTTAGAAAAAAATGAAAAATTTCAAAAATTAAATTTTGTGGGGGTTGGTGCAAGTAGACAATTCGGATTCTCAAAAAGGGGGTGTCGATCTAATAGGACTTTTTCCCAATGAAAACGCTATACAGTGCTGATTGAGGCATCGAACTCAAGCGATAACTACTTGTTATCAATAACATTTCTATTTATTTCTTTTTCAGTTACCCCCAATGTTACCCCCTCCGATGCAGGCTGATGCTCGAGCACTGGCGCATTCGCCTTTTCGGGATTGCTGATCGCCATCGATAGCAAGAACGCCGTGCGCCGGGCGATTTCGTTGATGTCAGACGGCGGCAGCAACGGCTTGCCATCTTCGCCGGTGATTGCTTGAACCGGCTTGCCGATCATTCGATCCAGCACGCGATTGAAATCTTCTCCTGTGCCATCCCATGCGCGCCAGAGCTGCTTTGCACATAGCGCGTCGATCATCGGCAACGGCTTCCAGAGCTTCGGATTCTCGACCAGCTTTTGAATTTGCTCAACGGTTTTTGTTTCAGCCCAATGAATCAGCCGCGCTTTCAGCGTTTCAAACGGGATCGCAAGCGATGGACCGCGAACGTAGTAATCCGGCTTGTCTTTGACGCCTTTCGGGCGACCGCCCTTATTTTTTGGCCGTATTTGTTGAACTTCTTCGAGCATTTAAGGCACCCCCGACAAAACAATTTTGGTTAAGTGATTGAAAAACATAACACACGAACGGGGCGAGGCTCAAGATTTTGCGTGAAGGATGAAGTTTTTGAAGGGATGCACGAAGTTTTCGAGAGGTTTATGCATCAGGATTGATTCGGCGCTGATGACTGCGTGAACGGTGATAGGTGATAAGTAATAGAAATAAGTCGGCTAATTATTTTAGTTAGCCTATCAAACAAAGAACGCTTCGAATTTCAATTATGCGCGTAGAGACCCTCTCTCCACTCTCTCTCTTTATATATTAAACATATATATATATTATATTGAAATAAGAGAAGGGCCAGTCCGGTCAATGGGTTAGAATCGATTTTCAAATAAACAAAAAGAGTTATAACTATTACCGCTTACACGTTGACATTTAACCACACACACTATAACTTATTACACCATGAACATGATACGCACCGACATCCCAATGCCGATTCAGAATGACCGCCACAAGTGGCCATTTGACCGCATGAAGGTTGGAAACTGCCTTATCGTTGAATATGAGCGCGATTGGTTTCCTGCGCGTCAGGCGGCGCATATGGTGGGGCACAGACGCGGCTGGCGTTTCAAGTGCCGGTGGGAAAAGAAGGGCATTCGACCGGATGGCGAGCCTTGGGCGCATGGCAAAATCTGGCGGGTGGAGTGATGAGATCGCCATACCGGCAATGGCTGGAACCTTATTTTGATGAAGATGAAGCCGCTTGAATATGAGCCGCTTCGAATAAGCACAGATGGCCGTCAGCGGCTGATATATCGTAAACCTGAAGACGCCGTGCCGATCAACCATCAACACCACCATGAAGGGAACATGCCATGAAATACGCCTTGCTGATTTTGCTCTTGATTGCCGCCATGCCGATGACAGCCAGGGCGGATATCATGCCGGATTATACGTCCCTCGATAAGCCATCCTCGCCCGGGCCGTACAACCCGAACGGCCTTTGCGATCCCCGTTGGGATTTGCGCTGCCGTGGTAACTAACTTTTATAACACTTGACACATTCCCTCATTTATGAGATAATGCCTTATCGTCAATCAAACGAGGGGGAAGAAGATGTCACACGCACAACACACACAGGCCGTCGAATTTCTTGGCTACCGCGATCCGCAAGCGATATTCGAGGCCGCCATCAAACGCGGCGTTTTATCGGCGGATGAAAGCGCCGATAACTTCGCGGGAAATTACATGTACATGGGCGATTGCCATGAAGGCGGAGCGATGTTCAAGCACAGCCTTACGCGCATGTACCTGCCAGCCTGCAAGCTGGAGGTATAATCATGCTCATGACCCTCCTTTCCGCCTCCGAACGCGGCCGCATCCACCGCGCCGCCGTGCGGGCTTTCGGCACAAGCGATTTCACCATCGACCGCAAGGGCAACGTGAAATATGCCGAGCGCATCTATTCCTTCTCCTTCGAAACAGGACGGTTTTACGAGATAACGCCGTGGAGGGCGGCCTGATGCTCCTCCCAGCCCCCTCCAGCGCTTCACAGGCCGCCAAGGCCCGCGAGGCCGTCTCCGAAGGCCGGCTGCGTGGCAGGGCTATCCAGCGCCCGGCAAACGAGGGTTTATTCTCGAATGAACGCGACCAGCTATCCCTTATCCCTGATGAAAGGTTAACACCATGAGCAAAGACGCCATTAGCGACCTGAGCGCCGTCACGCTCGCCAGGTACGATATCGAGCGCATGCCCGAAGGAACGGCTGGCCGCGACGCCGCGTTGATCACCTGCAACATGTTCATTTCGGAAGCCGCGCGCCGGGCCGCCAATCAACCGAGCTTTCTGGTGGAAAGGGAAAAGCATGACATATAACCTTGCTACATATAACGTTACTTATGGACGCTCCCCCGCATATGCCCAAGGGATTGCAGATATAAAGCTTCTTAAGCTCTTGACCATCTGGATTCTTTTCCCCCTTAATTGTCCCCTTCTGGCTGCCGGGGGAAGCATCAAACGCTATCCCGATACCGGCTGGTTCCATCGTTTTCTGTTGCGCCACAAGGCTTTGCGGCAATGGCTACGCTGGCATAAATTCGTGGTTGACTAAAAGTCGTAACTGTATAGAATGGTGAAAGGAGGAAAAATCATGGCTTTGAAAATCAAAAAGAATGTTCCCGTGTCCGCTGGCGAAACCCGCGAGGTATGGCCGTTTCGGAATATGGCGGTCGGCGACTGCGTGGAAGTTACCGATCGGGCGCAATGGGAACGTGCTCAAGCCTATGCCCACCTTCTCGCCACACGCAAGGGATGGAAGATCACGACAAGCTGGCTCAAGAAATTCGGACGCGTGCGCAGAGTGAAGTAACCCTGCTGGGTGAGGGATGGGCAGGAAACTGCCCATCCTTTCCGGCTCTAACCAAAAGGAACATCAGATGAAAATCACGTTTGAACGCCGCTGGTCGTCGGAAACAGCCTTTGAAGTCGAGATCGACGACAAGCACAAAAATGATTCGCTTCGCACGCAACGCGGGGAGGCGATTAAAAAGGCGCTTGCAGAAAAGAAAGACCTGAGCGACAGCGATTTGAGCGGCAGCAATTTGCGCGGCAGCTATTTGCGCGGCAGCGATTTGAGCGGCAGCGATTTGAGCGGCAGCGATTTGCGCGGCAGCGATTTGCGCGACAGCGATTTGAGCGGCAGCGATTTGCGCGGCAGCGATTTGCGCGACAGCGATTTGCGCGGCAGCGATTTGAGCGACAGCGATTTGAGCGGCAGCAATTTGAGCGACAGCGATTTGCGCGGCAGCGATTTGAGCGGCAGCGATTTGAGCGGCAGCGATTTGAGCGGCAGCAATTTGAGCGACAGCGATTTGAGCGACAGCGATTTGCGCGGCAGCGATTTGAGCGGCAGCAACCTGCGCGGCGTTCCTTTCATCAAGGACATCCACCAGACCGTTTATCAAGCCGCTTCCGTTCCTCCTGAAGCTTTGGATATGTCAAAATGGCACAAATGCGAGACAACGCATTGCCGCGCCGGATGGGTGGTTACACTGGCCGGTGAAGGCGGAAAGGCCTTGGAATGGGCTATGGGTACGGCAGCAGCCGCAGCTATGATCTATCTCAAGAGCGATCCTAAAATTGAGCGTATCCCGGATTTTTACGCTAACAATGAGGATGCGCTGGCCGATATGAAACGCCTAGCCGAGCTTGAGAAAGCAGCGGTAGCCTAATCCCTCGGGATGGGGCGGCGGGGCCGTAACGCTCCATTGAGATTACGGGAACGTCGCCACCTTCCCCGGAGAGTGCCGTCAACAATGAAGGGAAATTTAGTGAAGCTGGCCGAGTTTCTTGACAGTTTCTCCGGCGACAATAGGCAGATTGTTTTTGGGTATCGTTTATGGCCTTGGCTGCAACTCTGACGCCATAATCAAACGCCCAGACAGCTTCACTAAGTTTCTGTTTCAGTGCAGTCAACCACAAACATGGAGGAAAATATGAAGAAGATAGTTACAGAAGTTGAGGGCGAAGGCCTTGTGAATCTGCTCGGCGAAACAGTGACGATATTCTGTGCGTCATACATCTACACCGGCAAACTTGTCGGGGTGAATGATACCTGCGTTCTTCTGGATGATGCAAAAATAGTTTACGAAACCGGCGCGTTCAACGAGAAGGCCTGGAAAGACGCTCAATCGCTTCCCGGCTCCTGGTACGTCCAGCTTGGAATGATCGAGAGCTTCGGGCTTTTAAAATGATCGCGGTAAAAAAGAAAAAATACTGGTCGGGGTCGTGGTCGGGGTCGTGGTCGTGGTCGGGGTCGTGGTCGGGGTCGGGGTCGGGGTCGGCGTCGGGGTCGTGGTCGGGGTCGCGGTCGTGGTCGCGGTCGCGGTCGGGGTCGTGGTCGTGGTCGGCGTCGGGGTCGGGGTCGCGGTCGCGGTCGGCGTCGGGGTCGGGGTCGTAGAAAACACAGTCAACCAGACAGGAGGGAAGATGGGGAGATCAGGACGCTATCGCATTCGCAAAGGAATGTTCGGCAAATGTATCTTGCAAGAATGGTGCGAATGGCTGGGCGGCTCCTGCGAATTGCCCGATACTTGCAATGGATGGGTGGATGTTGAATTTCAACATGCGCCAACTGAGTTAATTTGCAATATCAAAAGTAGGCCCTAACCCCGCCGCGCAATCAACCCTAACCCGTGAGAAAAAAAATGTGCGAAGACGATACACTAGTTCAACATACAATAGTTCAATTTAAAAAGCCGGTTAATCCCGGTGAACAGATAGCAGTTAATTTGCCAGACGAGGGGGTGAAACTGCATCCTGATTTTGGTGACGCTCCTTCATTGTGGAATAGCCGCAAATGGCTTCAAGAAGCTTGTGAGGCGAAAGGAGCAAAGTTCACAGGAGGCGGCTGTGGAATGGGTCAAGCTGACATAGACATCATTCTGGAGGGACACCACTTCAATGTTTCTATCAAGCCAATCATGCGCAACCCCTAACCCGTGAAGTGAGATGCCGCCTCTTGAATGGACTTTTCGCAGAACACAGGCCGAGACATGCGGACGTTTGATCCCTTACGGCAACAAAGTGTTTTATTTCAACCCCTAACCGGAAGAGGTGGAAGATGAACCAGAAAGAAACTTACCTAGGGGATGGCCTCTATGCCTCATTCGATGGCTATCAGATAAAACTTCGCGCACCTCGTGAGAACGGCGACCATGAAGTTTTTTTGGAAGCTCCGGCGATTAAATCTTTCGTGGCATTTTGCGTTTCGCAAGGACTGAAAGATTTTTTCAAAAAAGTCGCCTAACCCCCGGCAGCAATGCCGCCCGGTAACGAAAGGAACGCGAGATGACAAAGGCCTTACAAAAACTTTACAACAATGAAATCAATGCCAGCATCTCTACATTTTGGGACGGCGGCTTTACGGCCAAGCTCGGTGAAGAAATGAGCGGTGTCACTGCCGAGGGAACCTTCGACACGCTCGAATGCGCGGAAAAGTTTCTGCTGGATGAAGCAAAAATTCGATACCCACAAGCAAAGTTGGACTAACCCACCCCGGCAGCAATGCCGCCCGGTAACGAAAGGAACGCGAGATGACAACAGCGAAATTACCTTGGCATTGCGCCACTGAAATATCCTCAATCTGCGGGCTTCCGGTTGTGGCGGCAGACGGACAGTTTATTTGTGATATGGCGGTTGTGCCAAAGACAATGCCTCATGCGGACGAAATAAATCAGGAAGCGAAGGACAACGCCGCGCTCATCGTGAAATGCGTTAACCACCATGCCGAGCTGGTGGAGGCTTTAATCGCATGTCGCGACTACATAGAAAAAGACGATGGCTATCAGGATGTAGTCAACAAAGCAGACGCCGTCCTCGCCAAAATCAAGGGGGAATGAAATGTCAGAAAGCGACTGGACGCATATTGAGCATATCCTCGCCGGACTCGGTGTCTTCATCGCATGGATGACGTTCACTTATCTTTACTGGAGGGAATAATGACTAAGACCACGGACAGAACACCCAAAATCCTTCGCCGCCCGAAGGTGTTTGGCGTCATGCCTAAAACGCCGTTACAATTGTCTGACTGGCTAGACACTATGGCTAAAATGTCAAACGTCGATGGAGCATATCTAACGAGAGATATTCTCCGCATGGCCCGTGATTACATCGACCAGAAAGAGGGACATAATGCCTGATCCACAAACCACGACCCCGCGCTCCGTGTTTGAGGAGATTGCCAAAGCCGCCCATCCGAAAAGCAAGCATCCTCACTATGGAATTATGGAAGTAAAAAATATAATCCGCGCTCTTACAGCTTGTGGTTATGTCGTGCAGAAGAACGGTCAACGCCTGACTTGGGATGACGAACATGATTAAGCCACAAACCACGAAAGAACGCTTGAGGAAACTTCAGGAGGAGATGGTGGCGTCTGCGAACCGTTTCGCTGAACATCCGGGTGTTCTTAGCGGGTGGTTTGTCAGTGAGGAATTGTCATATTGGTCAAGAGAAATAGGGGAGGTGCTAGATGCCGAATGATCCACAAACCACGCTCGATGCGGAACAGATACGCCTTGAATTGGCGGCGCGACGTATTCGTGGAGGCATCGGAACTAAAGAAGACGAGCGCCTGATCGAGAAGAAGTTCGACGAAGTGAAATGGAAAAACATTCGAGCACTGAAAAGAGATATGCGACATGATAACTAAAACCACACTTTTGTTTGCGCTTCTGCTTCTAACCTCCTGCGAAATGAGCGCCACCGAACTCCGGGCCGCGAACGACAAGTGCACCGATGCCCACATGATGCCGGTGTGGGTGGGCCGCAACATCGAATGTAAGGAAATAACGCCATGAATCCTATCCGCATAAAACGTAGTCGCGCTAAAGGATACAAAGCTGGTTGCGAGTCTGTCTATGTCGGGCGCGGCAGTAAATGGGGCAACCCGTTTGAGGTTGGTTCAGAAGCGCATATCGTCGTGAAGAACAAACGAAATAAACTTCGCCCTTCGCAAGAACAGATAATGATCGTAACGCCGGAGCTTGCTTGTGTGCTCTATCGGGAGCGAATTGTAAACCTTATAGAGCAGCTTGGCGTTCCTAAAGTTAGTGAGCTGCGCGGAAAAAATCTGTCTTGTTGGTGTTCACTCGATCAACCGTGTCACGCTGATGTTTTATTGGAGATGGCAAATGGCTAAAGAAACAGTAACCACGGGATGCCATCGCTGCGGCCAGACTGAGTTTTCCCCGAACATCGAAGCGTTCGAGGTATGCGCGATACAGAAGAGCTATGATTGAGTTTTTCAACAAGGTGCTCACCAAAGCGAAAGATTACCCTTAAAGGTGGGACACTATGACTAAGTCCACTTCGCCGCATCTTATCAAGGTATCTTGGCATCTTATCATGGTATTTTGCCCATGTGGCAAAAGTTTGCAATCCAAGGGCCGTCTATCAGATGAATTTTTAATGGGCGAAGGTTGGGAAAAGATCGGCAAGCAATGGTATTGTGACGAGTGTGTGCCATACGAATTACAACGCAGACGATTAACCAGAGGAGGATAACATGTCGCAGACAAGAAAGGACGATTTATATGCATGGTAGAAATTGGAGCGAGAAGTAAAGCCGACAAGATACGGGAACATAAATTCGCCGCCGCCGAAGGGCTGCTCAATCATATCGAAGATCATTTGACGGTTCACGGTGGCAAGTTACGCATGTCATTGATTGCCGACATCGTTCGCTATTCGGAACGCATTTATGATTCAGCCAGACAAGACGAAAGGGAGATTGGGCCATAATGACCGAAAACACCGCGCTCATTCTCCTGATCGTCTGGCTCGGCGGTAATCTGCTCGTTGTCCTGTGGGCGGCGTGGCGTTCTCATCAAGATAAGGAGTAAATCATGACCCACTATAAAAAAAACGGCAAGATTGTAGTCCCTATCACTGACACCGTGCGTGAAAGCGTGATTATCACGCTGGTCAACCTCGCCCGCATGTTCACGCCTGCCATCCAGCTCACGCTTGTCGCACGCCATAAAAGCGACGACGCGGCCTTTATGATTTTCAGCGAGGACAGCCTGGAGAAGGTTATCGAAGTGCTCCAGCGTCATCTCAAGGAGCAGCGCGAGGCCGAGGCATTCAAGATTGTGCAAACCAAAGTTGAAGAGATTCAGCCGTGATTACCCTATTTTAATTTCTACACGTGGATTTTCTTTATCTACTGTGCCGCGGTCAATCGTGATCGGCTGAAACTGTTTGTCGTTAATGCCCAATCCGGTTGCTATGCCATCGATGGCGGCCTTGCAGCTTGCCAAGGCGTTATCGAGATCGTATGCCCGGTTGGAAGACGCGTGGAAAATCAGCTCAAGCGCTACGTTGCCTTTAATCTGGCCGCGATGCGGCAAGGAAAGCGCATAGCCCATTTCCTTTTCTGCATTCTTTATTTTTGTCTTTGCTGCCCAATGGAGGCGCTTATTAGGATTCAGTTCGGGAGGCGGAAAAGGAAGGATCAGACGGATCATTCTTCAACCACTGTTATCTCGGAAAGCAGCGCATCGCCGCTTTTACCCATTTCGATCAGTGCGTCAAAAGCCTTCCCTTTGTCGCGGCCGATATAAACCACGGTCGCCTTTTTTCCATCCGGCTGATGCAGCATGACGAAAGTCTGGCCCGAATTGAGTGGCTCCCGAATCGGCACAAAAGGAACGTCTTGCGCCTCCCGATAGACCGGCGCAGGCGTTTCAACGAGCGGCGCTTTTGTTCCGGCGGGCACTGAGATAGCTATCTCGGGGCTTTCCTTGTCGAACGCTCCGCATTTACACGCCGGATACGATTGGCAGAGACAAGCGCAATTCCCGTTGGTGCAGCCAGCTTCGCCGCGTGAGACGATAGGCCAGTTGCAGCGTGGGCATTTTTCATCCATCGTTTTTCCTCCTAGAAAGGGGCGCTCTTCTGATTAAACTTCCACTCGGGGCACCCAGTCGCCAGAACGTCTTTTGGTATCATTTGATTGTCGGCCATCCGGCACACACCGCCGTTTCCGAAATACTGGCAATCGCGGCATCGCGTTTCCGGCGTCATACCGTCGACGATCTTCCACAGCTCTTCGAGCATGGTGAGGATGGATGCTTTTCTATGCGGCGGTATTTTCTGCATGTTCCACCTGCGTTATGCGGCCCCCCAGATTGCCGCCTGTGTTGATCAGGCGCGTCACCGCTGGAACCAAATCATAGCCGACGATTCGCGTCCATGCTCCATCTTTTTTCACCTTGATTCGCTGCGCCTTCATCCCCGCAATTTCAGGCAGCCGCGCCATGGCGTCCGCTGTCGTTCCGGGCACCGGCATCTGTCCGCCATGTTTTACCCACCACTCTTTGGCCTTCTCGCCCGGATAACCACTACGCGCGAAGGCGACCCATTCCAGCACATAATGCGGCTTGCAGTTATAGGCGACCTTGAGGGAAGGGGGAGAGCCCGGTTTATTGTGGATTTCGTAACTGCAATGATTGACATCGAGCCATATCGGCACATCGGTAATTTGGGGCGCATCGCTCATAACTTCGGCATGGGATGCGCGTGTCGAATGCTTGATTTTGCGTGGACCGCTTTCGCGCGCAAATGGGGCGCCGCAGTCAATGCATTCAGTGGCCGCAAAAGGATTGATGGTACGGCAGCTCTGGCACATCTTTCCATCCCGATCTGTCTTTTTGCGGACGCCTTCGGGAGGGCTTATATGCGTTACGGGTCCGTGCATTTCCAGATTCCCCGCAAAATCGAGCACGAGACAATCCTTTTTGCCTTCCGCAATCCGCATGCCCCGACCGAGCATTTGGACCAAAAGGCCGGCGGACATGGTGGGGCGCAACATGGCGATAAGATCAACGGCTGGCGCATCGAAACCGGTGGTGGCGATTCCGACATTCGTGAGGGCGCGTATCCTGCCAGCTTTGAAATCCTGTAATATTCTTGCGCGTTCCGCCGAAGGGGTATCATCCGTCACGCATGCCGCTGAAATCCCTTTTTCCAACAGGCAGTCCTTAACATGCTCTGCGTGCTCCTTGAGGATGCAGAAGACGAGCCATGACTTCCTGTCAGCCCCCAGGGCGAGCATTTCGTCCACGGCGGCGGTCGTGAGGGTTTGCCGATCAAACGCATTGGCGGCTTCCCGGATGGCGAATTCGCCGCCCTTAAGAGAAATGCTCGATGTATCGCCCTGCACCATGGCGGCTTTGTTAACCAATGGAGACAAGTAACCTTCCTTAACAAGCCGGGTGAGGGGGAGCTCATAGGCAATCGCGTTAAAAAGAGCATTTGTTCCTTTGTGCAGCAGCCCTGATTTCAGGCGCCATGGCGTTGCCGAAAGGCCGATGATCTTCATGTCCGGATTGATTCGTTTCATGCCCTGAATAAACAGCCGGTACATCCCGCTATCGGAATCCGAAATCAGGTGCGCCTCATCGATGATAATCAGATCGCGCCACCCGATCAATTCGGCTTTTTTGTAGATCGATTGAATCCCGGCGAAGACGATTTTCTTTTGGTGCTGGCGCTTATCGAGGCCAGCCGAATAGATTCCCGCTGGCGCTTCGGGCCAGAGTTTTATCAGCGCCTGATAGTTCTGCGATATTAATTCCCTGACATGAGTGATGTTCAAGACGCGCTGGTTCGGCCATTTTAGGGCATCCTCGAATATCTTGGCGGCCACTAAACTTTTTCCTGAGCCGGTCGGCAAGACAATCAATGGATTGCCATGATCGTTTTGCTGGAACCAGTTGTAGAGCGCTTGCACAGCTTCTTTCTGGTAAGGGCGTAATTCAAGCATTTGCAATTTCCAGTAGCACATCGGCGTGGCATTTTTGAGAAAGTGGACACCAACATGCTAAATTTTTTCCTTTTAATTTATCAATATCTGGAATGTGAATTTGTCCATTCTTTACTAACCTATTATAAATTTGAGCCGCACATTCTGAAAGCCACCGTCTTATTCTCGGCGATGGTTTCTTTATTTTGCATTGTAAAATAATAGGATTCCCCCACTTCGTAGAACGATCAACACAGACAGTGTTTGCTGGAAGACGCCATCCTTTTGTTCTTTTACGCTGGATACGGATTGGCATTTGTGTCACATCAGCACCTCAATTAAGACAAGAGCAAAGCCCCCCAGGGAAAAGATAAACGTTAGGACAATCTCCTCCATTGAAACATCGTGGAAGCATAAGTTAGGGATATAGGGCGTCATTTCTGTTTTCATTTCTGTTTTCCCCAGCAAATATCCGCAAACTCGCACGTCTTGCATTTCCAGAAAGAGCGGAATTCGGAGATCCTGACCGGCGCCGATTTTGCGGCGATCAAGCGGGCGGCCTTCTTTTTCTGCGCCTCGAAAAATGGTCGGTCGAATTCCGTTCGGCAGGAATCCATTGCGCGCGCACCCTGCTGTGTCACAGTCATATAGTGCCGGTCGATAAACGGACCGTCACCATCGGGCGATCCCAAAAACTTCGAATAGCCCATGAGCATTTGCGCTTGCACGAAGTACTCAAAATTCCATTCCTTAAGTGTATTTTTTTCGCCGTGCTTTTCTTTTATCTTTTGGAATTCGTTGAAAAGTTTGACGGACTTCGCCTTGTTTTCCCATACATGCAAACTCGCCGGCGCTTGCAGCAATCCCAAGATAACGCCGTCCGCATATCCCTTGAGCCTCCCATCCATATCCTTGAAACCGAATTGCTTGCCGGCGTCCGTATGTGTCCAGAGATCGATGCCGGGCACGAGCCGCAAACGATCGGCCATGACAGCTTCGCAGACGTGCCCATCCTGACCCGCGTAAATCAAGGACGCTTCAGCCGGTGCTGCTGGGAAGTCGTTTATATGGTAATAGACTTTCCGCTCACATTCGTCGCCAAGCTTACCAACCCCAAGATTGCGCTTGTAGACGGGCCTTTCGGCTTCGCGCTTCTCAATGGCGGCGTTGATGGCTTCGAGTGTGGGGTCAATGTCGAAATTCGGTAAGGCTACCATGCCGGATAATCCTTATGGATGATGGAAATGCAGCGGCGGGTCCTTTCGTTGCCTCGGGAGGACTTCGGTAAGCCCTTGCCGAACCGCTGCCTCCATTCTCGTCTGTGCCGTTTCAGGACATGGACGAAAATTCCTATTTCTTGCTGCGGTTCCAGGGCACGCTGCCTTGGCCCGGCTGAACCGTTGGCGCAACCTGAATACCTTGCCCTTGCTGTGGTACTTGCGTTGCTGGTTCCACCTTCGGCGTATCCTTCACATTCGCCATCAACGTATCGTATTGCTTGATCGACATGAGGGTGCCCTTGCGGAAGACCAACTCGTTGGTGCGCAACGTCAGATGATCGTTTTTGCCGCTCTCCTTATTGTACGCGGGCTTGTTGTCGACCTGAGCCACAAAGAGATTGTCATGAAGGCTTGCCGAGTCGTTATTGATGGCGTTCGGTTGACCTAAAACAGCCTCGCAAAGCGCGCGCCATTGTGCTTTGGCTATACGCACGGCTTCGGTGTTCGTATTCCACAAATTGAAATTGCAGAATATCTTGGAATTTTCGTACTCACCGCCCGCGACGACAAAAACGCAAGCGAGATATTCGCCCGTCTCTTTTTTGTTCGTTTTGCGTTCGGAGCTCTCCATATAAAGCTGATAGTCGCCAGGCGGTACGGCTTTAAAGCCTTCGCGTAAATCTTCGGCGTCCGACATATCGAGGTCTGACATATTTCCCATGCTCATTTTTACTCTCCTGTGTTTTGCCTGTTGCCGTCACGCGCGCGTTATGCGGCCTTCTGGTTAAAGGCGTTTGCTAAAGCTTGCTCAATCGCTTGCCATGAGAACGGCAACGTCGCTGGGAAACCATACCTGTTGCCAGCGAGGAAGGCCGGGCTTTCCTGCGTGTGCAATATGATATTTTGCGACGTCTTTGCCTTCTTAAGCTTCTTGTTTTTATCCTGCCCGATCTGTTCGAGGTTCACAAATGTTTCGAGATTCGCGAACAGGATAGCATCGGCCCATTCCTTTATGAGCGAGCATACACCGATGCCTTTCGTATTTTCTTGAAGCTTTAGCGTGTAGCGATCATACGACTGCGTTGTGGGGTTGTCGTAGCGCCGGATGCATTCATGCGCCAACAAAATAATCATCATGTTTTTTTCCATGCGCAGATAATCAAGCGCATCCAGGATCTGCGTCTTAAAGATATTCTGCATAGTCACGGTTCCGGCGCCATACGGCACTTCCTCGGCAGTCGAATAGGTCTTGTCATGCGTACTGTATTCCTTGGCGGCTTCCTCGCCGACATATGATTGCATCCAGTCGACCGTATCGATGGTGACGCATTGGAAGGAATGCTTATCGTTGCAAAGCTGAGTGAGAGCGGAAATCGTCTTATCATAGGAATCCAGTTCGCCCTTTTCGACGCGCGAAACCTTCGTAAAACCTGAACCTCCTTCATAATCGAGAAGGATATTGTCGGGAATGCTAGCCGCAAGACTCGTCTTTCCGATCTTCGGTGGGCCATAGATGACCAGTCGCGGCGGCAGAAGATTTTGTGTCGGCTTCCGGTCGGCGAGATTTAGTGACATGACTTACTCCCAATTCTTGAGTTGCAGATAGGCGCGTTCCAGCATCTTTAAATACTTTACACACAATAGATTCCCCATTAGTGGATTTCTTAACTCCACAATTAATTGATAAAATTCTTCAAAATCTTTCTCTGAAAAACATTGAAATGAGAGATCATAATCTGGAATCAATCTCATCGCTTCTGCAACGGATTGTTCGAGTGCTTCGTCATACGAAGTAGGCGGAAAGGACTTTCCCAGATTAAAATCCATAAGTGCCATCATGATTATTCTTCCGCCTTAAACGAAGGCTTCCTCGGCGTTAGCGTCAACGCTTCCGCAAGCTTATCATAAGCCTCTTTTGCGTTGTCGCGAAGGTAGGAAACGGATTTGCCATCCGCTTTCCACACGGGCTTAAACGGAAATGGATTGTTGGAAATCTTTGACCAGTTTTGCGCTATCTCATGCAGCTTTTGATCGTCCCATTTCTCCGTGAAACCAAGGTCGATCACCATGCCGGTGACATGAAGCGTACCTTTTTCGGGCATTTTGCCGAGAGCTTCTTGCGTCGCCTCGTAAATATCGCTTTCGATTTTCAATAAAGCGGCTTGTGCTTCTGATAACCTAGCCTTCGCTTCCTTCCAGCGGAGCGAAAGCGAAGGGTCGATTGGCGTGACTTGCTTGGACATTTTGAGGATCTCCGTTTTTTAGTGGACGCGAATCAACCTATTTGATAGTTTCCTGACTGTCAAGCGGAAAAGGTTCTTAGCACCCCGGAGAAAAAATCATGGCGAAATCGGCGGAGAAAGCTACCGAAAAATTTTCAGTTAATATATCAAAGAAGGCAAAACAGAAAATCCGACGTCTCGCATTTAACCGCGACGAAAGACCAGCAGAAACTACCCGGCGGCTGATCGACATTGGACTTGAACAGGAAGCAAAATAAGCGTTTGATTCCCGTCCTTGACATTGCCGAGTCAGTTCATGCCATCTCCCTTTCTCATCGCTGCAAATCCCCTCCGCACGAATGGCCTAAGCGTCATTCCTCTTTTGCCGCATTCCAAAAGACCCGCCATAGAAAAGTGGAGCGACTATGGCGTGCAAGCCGCCGATGATAAAACTTTCGAACGCTGGTTGAAGTGGAAGGACTGTAATATCGGGGTCTGCCTCGGCGTTGCCTCCAATCTTGTTGCAGTCGATTACGATCACGATATCGGAGGACTACATGAAAAAATCGAGTCTCTGCTTCCTCCTTCTCCGGTTGGCAAGGTCGGCGCAAAGGGCAAGACAATGTTTTACGCCTATAACGGGCAGAAGAGTCAGGGTTACAGTAAGGACGGACAGCGAGTATTGGATATTCTTTCACAAGGTCGGCAATGCGTATTGCCGCCATCGATCCATCCGGACGGGTTTCCCTATAAATGGTTGTCAGAATCAACCCTAGAAAACACGCCGACATCCGCTTTGCCGCATATTCCGATCACGGCCATTCATGAGATAGGAAAGATTTTTACGCCGGAGCCACGCATCATCAATGAAGCGCGGCATATCATGGTGTACGATGACACTAAAAAAAGTGAAGTCGCCGATGCGCTCGATTACATTCCCGCCGAAGATTACGATCTGTGGATCAGGATAGGTATGTGTCTTAAGGACAAATTCGGCGAAGCCGCTTTCGGCATGTGGGACAAATGGTCGTCGACGTCCAGTAAATATAACCAGCGCGAGATGCAAGCCAAATGGAAAAGTTTTCACGGTCAGGGTCTAACTATAGCTTCGCTTTTCTATCACAGCATGGATAACGGATATTCCTGCGCGCCAATTGATTATCTCGATGGGGTCGAGGAAGATTTCGAACTTAACGGCAAAAAGACCGGCCTTTATGTGGTTCCGAAATCCGAGATGATCGAAATTGCACAAAGCGATACGCCATCTTCATCACGCAAAACCGACAGTATTATTTTTCCTTCGGAACTCCTCGACGCACCTGGATTGCCCGGTAAAATAGAGTCATTTATAAACCGCACTTCCCTGATGCCGCAACCGGTCCTGGCATTGGGAGCGGCTTTGTCTTTGGCCGGCAACCTCATGGGAAGGAAGGTAAGAAGTGAGACGAATCTTCGAACGAATTTCTACATCATCGGCCTTGCGCCTTCCGGCTCGGGCAAGGATCACGCGCGAACAATTGTCAAGCGCATGTTGCATGATAGCGGCCTTGGTCATACAGAACTCGGAGTCCCTGCCAGCAGCGCCGGTCTTGTTAGCGGCTTGCGGGATCGGGGCGAAGGCCGTGGACTTATTTTGTGGGACGAGTTTGGCCGGATTCTAAAACAGATTTCCGGCTGGAAAGCCGGTAGCCATGAACGCGATACCGTCACGGCGCTGATCGAATTATTCTCTTCGGCGCAATCCGTCTATATGGGTAAGTCATACGCGAATCACGATGGCCGCAATCCCATGAAGCCGATCGATCAGCCGTGTCTTTCGATTTACGCCACCAGTGTGCCATCCCATTTTTACGAAGCGTTATCCGGGTCAGAGGCAATCGACGGGTTTCTTTCGCGCTGGCTGATATTCGAGAGCAAGGATTACACGATGGAAGAAGAGGATCACGAACAGACTTTCGCCGAAGTGCCGCAAAGCCTTGTCGATATTTGCAAATTCTGGAAAGAGCAATCTTTCAATTCAGAGCCGAACCAAGGCAATCTCGCTGATGCCGTGCGTGTCGTTCCCCGGCTTATCAAAGCCTCTGGGGCCGCGAATGCGTGCCTCAAATCTTTCGCGACCGACATGCGCAAGACAGCCATCATGGGCGAATTGCGGGGCGATAACACGGGCTCGATATGGTCGCGCGCGGGAGAACATGCGCGGCGGCTAGCACTGGTGGCACATGAAGGCGATCAGATCGAATTGAAGGTCGCGGAATGGGCCGTAGCGATGGCGAAGTTTTGCTGCACCTATATGGCCTCCGCGATCAGCGATTATGTTTCTTCAACGGAGTTGGAATCACAGACGAAGCGTATTTTGCGCTGTATTAGGGATAAAGGATCCATAAACGACGGCTGGGTTACGCGCGCCGATCTCACGCGATCCTTCCAGGGCATTCAAACCCGCACGCGCATGGAGATATTGGGCAGCCTCGTCGAGCGGTGCGAGATCAAGGAAGAAAAGGTTGCGGTGGGTGCAGGGAGGCCGACGTTCCGGTACAGGGCGACATGAAACGCGGCCCTAAACCCGGATCGCATCACGAGAGCTTGGCGATGCGGCGGGACGGCAAGGACTATCCGACCGAAAACGCCGACGGTAAAAAAATCAGGGTCTACGTCGGAGCGCAATGGGGTAGACCGAAAGGATCAAAAATCTTCGACGGCGTTCTATACCTCGCGCATCAACTCGAAAATGGAAAGCCTAAAAAACCTCGCATCGGTTTGGCCGCGCCGAAATTCTACAAAACACTTTCCAAAATCCCGGGCACGCCATTCGAAACCAGAACCGGAGTTGTGAAACTGGGGCGTCCATTGCGCACATTGAGGAAGCCTATCGTCAACCAGATATGTTAGTCGAATTGGAGGCTACAGCATGACCGACCCAGAAATACAAGAAGCTGAGCGCAGAGGATATGCCGCATTCATCAATGGAAGAGGATTAAAGGACTGTCCGATGGAAAACAATGAAGAGAAAGCGGCGTGGGTTCGCGGCTTTAATCTTTCTGCAAATACAGTACATGGAGTTTTGCTATGACAACAGAAACCACGGCCCCTACGCTATCCGATGAAGCTTGGGAGTTTATCAGGTGCAATGGGGCAAGCATTCATGCCGTTATTTTTCATTTTAGGCGGCGGCATTATTGCACCTTCTCTATTCCTTCGTGATTAGCCGGAATTAATTCCGGGAGTTTTTCTTCCGTGAAGTGATGCGCGCCACCGCCTTTGCAATACTCTAGGACACCATAATCGCACTGCGTGCGGAGTGCCGTAAAAGACATGCGACATTTTGTGCAGTAGAGTTCCCTCATCCCGTCTTCCTGTGCATGATCTTCGGCTTGTTGGTTTGAACCGGCGACACGAGAACCTGCCTTGTCTTGCCGCGCGCCAGTTTGATGGGCGAATTCGTGGCGGCCGCTTTCTCAAAATCACCGCGCCAGTTTTCTCCGTTCTGCTCACGAAAGCCCTTTGTCGGATGCAATTCAACGACTCGGAGGACCCCTCTTTTTGAGAAGATGCCCACCTCCCGGTGAGAGCGACGGCGGATTTTCTGATTTTGGCGCGGCTTCATCATCTACGATTCTTGACACAGGTGATTCGGGTGTGTCAAGATTTAAGTCCTCGCAACTCTCTTTCTCAAGGAAAATCTCATGTCGAAAAAGAAAGCAGCCTCCAAGAAGGCCGAACCGAATCACAAGGAAGAAAACGCCGTGATCGATGTTCAGGCAGCAACGCTGGTCGGCGGAATCCGCGATCAGATTTTGACCATCTTCAAGAACCACGCCGACTGGAAAAAGATTCCGGAAGCCAAGCAACGCGACATCGCCGAAGCTGCCGAGTACACCGCCAAGGATGTTGTTCGGCGCAGCGCGAAGATTATCGCGGGGCGCGGCTTTAAATCCGTCAACGGAACCGTCAAACAGGTTGCCGTGAAAGACGGATTGAAAATCGTGATCGAGGCCAGCGGTCAATCGCCGCATCGTCATGATCTGATGGACTCACAAGGTGGCGGAGTGACAATCGTTCTGTCCGACATCGCGCCCTTCATGTCGCAGCGGTCTGAGCCTGAAATCGATGTCGATGAGCCTACATTGCCGATCGACAAAAAGTAATTCCGTTGTCCTCAAGCGACGGATAGGTAGCGACCGGTTTTGAGATTCCCTCTCGTGGCCGGTCGCTGCTTTTTAACAACCATCAAAGGAGTGAGTAGGATGCGCGGTACGGTGAAATGGTTTAACGCCACAAAGGGCTTTGGTTTTATCGCGCCTGATGGTGGAGAGAAAGACGTCTTCGTTCATAAATCTCAGCTCGATAAATCGGGGATTTTTGAACTGGCGGATCGTCAGAAGATTGAATTCGATCTGATCGAAGGCAAAAAAGGAAAAGAAGCCGCCAATATAAGGCTCTTGTGATGCACGCAAATCCGTGGACTCCCGAAAAGGAAAAGGTGCTACGCGCGTGCTGGCGCGCGGGGCAACCCGCCAGTGAGATCGCCAAGGAACTTGGCAAGCCGTTTACCCGATGCTCTGTGCTCGGTAAGGCGCGCCGGTTGAATTTGCCGTCGAGGAAATAATCAGGCGACCGCCTCTAACCCAAAAAACACTCTGTCACCATCCGCTAGACATGGCTCTGATCCCGGATGCACTTCTGGACGCTCTCCATCATCGCCATAGCTGACAGCCCCATTTGTAATGTCCACCAGGTCGCCAGCTAAGGCGCTTGCAGCGATGCCGAGAGCCACCACAAAGGCATCATAGGCTCGATCATTAAGGGCGATATCGAGAATACGTTGCCGGTCCGGGTTACCTGTCTGCGGCCACCAGCAGTCGTATTGATTTCGAGCAAGACAGACGCTTCGCGCATTGTCGCCTCCCATCCATAACAGATTGGCCTTCACGCGGTTCATCACCGTGCAGACGGTTTGCGTCATGCCGGCTTCGCCGCGGCTTTCGGATTCCCCGATGGCGGTCATGGCGAGAATGTCCTGATCGGAGAATTGATTTGTGTCAGCCATTGGCAACCCCTTCGATATAAAGGTTAATGTTGTGGAAAGCCATAAGCCCTTCTGTCCAGTCTGTGGGCTCAATTCTGACCGCCTGAAGTGGTATCGGATCGGCAGCTACATGGATGCCGATCAGCAGTGGAACCTCTGGCACCGGGTCAGCCCCGTTGCGGAATGAGGCGCCGGGAAATGGTTTCAGGATTCCGGCGAATTGGGCGGTTCCGTATCTTGGGCAGCCATAGAGCGAAGTCCGCCCCGGAGTGCCTCCCGCAAGGATATATCGCCCTGCCAAAGCTGCCGCGCGCGCTGCGCCAAGGCTGTGACCGCCGAAAGCGGCACCTGCACCGAGAAACTGGGAAGCTTTTTGAAAAAACTGGTCAAGTCCTAAATCCATTCCGGCATGAACGGGGCCGAATTGCGGGTGATAGAAAGGTTGCCCAAACCGGATAACCTCGAAATCACGCTCCCAGTCCTCAAGATCATAGGATCCACGGCAGATCAGGGTGTTGTCTTTAATCCCAGCGCAGATGCCATCGGGATCTGAGCCATCCCAGTAATGGTCCCAAAAACCGCCCGGCTGCGCCTGATAGATTGCGGCGCATAGCCGGACGATATCTGAATCATTCATCTTACCCAGCGACAAGCGGCGTGGCCGGAGTTGAAGGGGTAGGCGCAGGATTTAACTGCGCTGCGGCAACGCCCTGCACAAAAGTAAAACCTTGCTGAAGCAGGAATTGGGCTTCAGCTTCCTGAAGGTTTGGAACATCAGCTTGAAGCTGTGCAAGCCAAGAGACGCCTTCGCCGCCGATGATGTTTTCCCATGACGCATTCGCCGGGTTAGCCTGTACGGCAGCATTGATATTAGCGAGGGTAGGCAGGAAAGCATTGATCGCAATCGCCTCGGCGGATTGCAGGACAGATGAAGCTGTCGGCGCGGATACTGTGGGAGGGCTTGTGCTCATTTTAAACTCCTAGGTTGAAGGGTTTCCGCCGTGAGGAACGACATACACAGCGAGCGTCGATAGAAGGCTGCTGATGGCTATACCCACCTCGGCGGGCATGGGGTGGGCGGGAACGAGGATATCCCATGCCCAGCTCAATATCAACGCGAAAGAACCCACCATCCCGGCGGCCATAGCCTTATTATTTCCGGGGGTTTTATCCATCATTGGAGTTCAAGCCTTGTCATATTGTAGGGCCTTTTGACGGGCGGCGGGATGATGCCGGGGGATTCGCAGTCTCTCCGGGCGGCTTTCCAGCGCTCCGCGAGGTCTTCCCGGTTGATGTCCATGATGCGTTTCTGGCCGTCCGCGTAGGTGATTCTGACGTAAAAAGTCTTTGTCGTGGGCTTGAGCATATCGACGCATTTTTTCTCCGGGTTCATGGTAACGCCGATCCCCGCGTTGCCATGGAAGTAAAAACAGGCTTGCTGGCGGGGATAGTTAAACACCAGCGTCGAGCTGCCGACTTCGACCGGATACTTCCCCAGCACGTCGTCTTGCAAGACCACGGGCCACGACTGGATAAGATAGGCGCAGGGAGACACGATTGTCTTCGGGGCGATGGCGTGCCGTCCGGCAAAGCCGAAGCTGGCAAGCGAGACGATGGCCGCAGAAAAGGCAAGCGAGGATTTCCATTCGGGTTTCATTCCGGTTGCTCCCAGCGCATCGCGGGATGCGCTTTCATGCGTTTAATCAGGTCAATCGGGATCGGCTTGACCGGTACCGTAGAATGCGTGTTGAACGGGAAGGATTGAACCGGGCCGAGCAGCTTCTCGGCGCGGGCGACGGCTACTTTCTCCTGTATCAAATCCTTTTCATGATACGTTGCGTTCATAGCGATCACGGCGCGGAGATGACGGCACAGTTCGCGGATGACGGAGCGGTAGTGATCCTCGCGGGAGAGGGTGTGAGCGCTCATGGCCGTGGCGCCGCTAACAGTTTACGACCGGGACAGGGGCCGTCGATAAGCTCTTTTATCTTGATTTTCGCGGTGGTTTTGGCTTTCTGATCCTCAACGAATATAACTTCTTTTTTGAATAAATCATCTTCCCATCTGCGGAAATTCCAGTCCCGCTCCCATTCGTGTAATTCCTGTTGGGTCAGTTTCTCGCTCATGGGAAGTTTAACCTTGGCAACCGAGAGGCGTGCATCAATTGTACATTAAAACACAGGTTTTTGCAATTCCTTTTGCAGATTTCAGCCAAACGGCGGAAAGCATGCTTCATCTCGTTGCCGCGTGAACAACCGATAGCAAATCAGGCAGTTTGCTAAGGGCTATAAAGCCCCCGATGATGAGCGCCAGAATCCAGTTCTGTTTTTTTAGGTCGGCGCGTATGACTTCAAAGGCCCTGAAAATGGCCTCGTGTATACGCATGTCTTCCGTAATGTGATTGTCGATTTTCGTTTCCGTTCGGATAACGATATCGCGGATATAGTGCTCGTCTTCGGTCATTTAACCTGCTTCTGATGCGCTACGGCATCATCTAGTTCTTTTTTGCGATGTTGCATCTGGCTTTTCAGGCGCGGAAGATTACTCGCACCGTTCTTCTGCGCCGACAGGTAGTCCAGTGCGCTCCGGCTATATTCAATAGTCTTGTTATCTACTTCGCGCTGCGCGTCACAGGCGGCATAGTCCTTTGCCTCGCGTGGGCATTCGCGCCACGGCGCGGCATAAGCGGCAACGGGGAAAAGCACAAGCAAGAGGGCAAGATATTTCATTTTAACTCACAATCGTTCCGCCGCTAAAGCCCGCGACATTGTTGATGGCGTAGTTTTCCAGAATAGGGATAAGTTGCGAGATAAACGAGCCGGACGGCGTCGGCCATGTCGAGGCCAAAAGGCCCGAAACATTAACCTGCATCTGTGTTATCGGCGCATCTCCGGCTTGATAGGCCGCTGAAGAAAGATAACTGCTTAAGAAAAAACTTGCAGTCGATCCCGCCGCCATTACCGGATTATTAGGCGCAATGTTTATATTCGCAATCACATGATAGGTTGCAACAACGCCGTCCGTTTGATTGATATTAACCTGAATAGCCATGGTTTCTCCTTATTGAGTCTGGTGACATTTTTGATAGAAGCCCCATGCATAGCCGACGCATTCCATGTTGCCTGATTTCAGCATTTCGATTTTGGCATTCAATTCCTGAATAGCACGAACCACTACCCATGGATTCGGCTCATCGGCGGAAAGATAACCGTCAGCACCCACATGCACCATATCAGAATGATCTTTCTGTAAATCCTGCGCGATAACGCCGGTATAGAGTTGACCATCGGAGTTGAGTCTGAAATCCATAATCGGAATATCCAGCAACGTAGCCAGACCCTCGACCGTCGGCTTAACGTCATGTTTTAAGCGAATATCCGAGGCGCATGAGAACACGGCGGCGGCGGCGGGCGTCAACGTGCATGTCTCGGCGTTATTCGTCAGTGAGAGTGAAACTCCGGCGGCTGTTGTGATTTCGACAAGTTTTCCATTCATAGTCCCCACTTCGGTGCCGACCACGTTTGTGCCAGTAACAAGAAACCACGAACCTCCGGTGCCCCCGATGTTGATCGTGTTGGCGGTGCTGCCGGACGCCGTGTCGATGGCGCTCGAAACCCCGATCAGAATATTGCCAGTGCCCGTTGCCAGCGTGCTTGAGCCAACGCCGTGGCCGAAAATAGTATTATTCGTTCCTGTCGTCATGGCGTAGCCAGCGCCATCGCCGACGGCAACATTGTATTCGCCTGTCGTTTGTTGCGCGAGGGTCTGCGAGCCGAGAGCGGTAGTTTCATATGGAATAGTGGCCGCCGTCAGAGCCTCAAAACCTACGGCGGTATTATATTGGCCCGTGCCGCTGGTATAAAGCGTGGAGTAGCCGATCGCTACGTTATCAGCCCCTGTGGTCGCATCCCGCATGGTGTTTTCGCCAAGCGCAGCATTGTAGCTCGGCGAAGCGCCACCCGTGCTGCCGGGGCCGGATATGGAGTAATTTCCGACACCGACGTTATGGGAACCTGTTCCGTTATTCCACAAAGCGCCGGTTCCGATGCCCGTATTATTGATGCCAACCGTGTTCCATTCTTGCGTGATAGCGCCAAGAGCCACATTATCTTGTCCGGTGGTATTATTCGCAAGCGCAAGCAGTCCAATTCCCAAATTCGCCGCCCCCAGCGTGTTGGCGTTAAGCGCGTGCCAGCCAATCGCTAAATTTGTGCTCCCGTCAGGGAAATCGGCTATTGAACCGTCAAGGTTCTTGCTCCACCTAAAATTCGATGCCCCAATGATCAGATTGCCAACAACTCCAAGGCTTGGCCCCGAAGCCACCTCGGGGGAAAGAGAGTTATCCTGCCAGATCAGGTTATCGCCCTTGCTGCTCACTTGCCCAACCGCACCATGATGCGCGCTCATGCCGGGAGAAATGAAATTTTGCGCCTGCGCAGTCCCGCACAGCAACAGAAAAATGATGGGAAGTTTTCTCATTAGAAGTCCGCCGCTACCGCAACAAGGTTAATCACGGTCGCAGATGTCAGGTTCGTCGCGAACGTGCACTGAAGCGTATCGCCAGAAATAAGCAATAAATAGGGATTGCCATTTTGATCAATTGGCAACCCGGGCCAGACGTTCGGCGATATGAAATTTTGTGCAGGAACATTAGTCGTAAATCCTGCTCCAAGCACGGTGGTAACCGCATTGCCCCCATATTTCACGGCATTATTCACAACTTGACAGGTAACGAGGTGCGTTGCCGTTGCGTCGCTCGTCGTTAGATAAATGCCCGTGATAATACTTCCGCTCGAACCCGCCGTATAAAGCGTTTTGTACGTCCCGGCGCTGTCGGTGCCTTGAAGAAATTGCACCACACCGCGATTGGGCGTCTGTGGCACTATGGCGCTGTTGGCCGTGACCGCTGCGTAAAGAGGCGGCGCGAACATCAGGCACAAAATGAACGCGAGTAGGCCGAGTTTTTTGAAGAGACTGCGCATTATAATCCTCCGAGGTTGTCCATGATAAATTCTGCAACTGAGAAGTTGACGTTGGCTTTGCCGGATGCGGTGATTTGATAAGCCGTGGCCTGTATTTTACCAGCCTTGCTGCCCTGCGCGCCGGTTCCTACGTCCACCACACCAGCGCTGTCGCGGGAGAGACCGGTGTCATCACTAGATACCTGACTACTGCTACTCCCCCAACCAATGAGTCCAGTAGATATCGACATTTGAACGCCCGATGAGTTCCAGCAAACCGCATCATTTCCACCCCCAGCAACAGAAATACAAAATGTGCCACCACCTTCGCCAGCATTATTAGTGTATGACGCCATCTGCCAATTTTTACCCCCAGACGCGCCGGTAGCATTTATAGCAACAGCCTCCCCGTATATAGACCCTCCCTCCACCTGAAACCCGACATTGCCGGAATTATCTTGGATGGTAATCTGCGCGGTTTGTGGCGTAGTTGTGCCAATAACTAAAGGACCGGGAACAATCACATAGCTTGTTCCTTTTGTAGTCAACTGAAGATTAACATTAGAGTCAGAGCCAGATGCACCAATGATTACATTGCCCGGGTTTCCTGAAGCAGAAGGAGTAACAGTTGCATAGTCCACACCACTCCCCACGGTATTCCACAGCATTGCTTGAATACCGTTCGCCGCCACGCTGACGGTCTGGTCAGCTGCTGAATAAAACCCCGTCCCCGCCTCGCTGGAGCGCTGGGGGTTGGTCGCGGCGGCGCTGGTGCCGAGGGTGATGGTGCCGCTACCAGAGCCGCAGGCCGAACCTGAGCCGACAACGGCATTCCCGCTTGTCAGGCCAAGGCAGGACACTTGTGTGCCTGTCGTCAGGCCCGACATATTGACGTTGCCGCTGAGCGTAATTGTATTAGAGAAAGTCTGCGCCAAGCCAAGCGTGGCAACAGTGTCCGTCGCAGCCGGGAAGGTCATAACGTAGGTCGATGCCGCCGCAGGTGCTTCAAGCGTCATCGCGCCGGACGACGAACCGGCCAAGAGAAGATCTCCGTTATTGTGTGTCTGCGCCGCGCTCCACGTCTGCGCGTAATTCAGTTCGGATATGATGCCCGTATTCGCCGGGAGCGTGGCCGTCACGGTGCCGCTTGCAGAATTGGCGTTCAACGTCGTGACGCCGCTCGATGAGCCTTTCAGGGCCAGATCGCCGCTGTGGATCGATTGAACGGCTGTCCATGTCTCCGCCGTGCCGAGCGCGGCAAGCGTGTCTGTCGCTGTCGTCGGGAGCGTCAAAGTATTATTGCTCGTGCTTCCCAAGCCGCTTTCGAGCAGCGTATAGCCGGTCGATGATCCCAAAAGCCCAAAATCCGCATTGGTGAATTTTTGTAAAGCAGACCATGTTTCCGCTATCGCCAAGCCCGCGACGGTCGCCGACGAAGCCGGGAAAGTCATCGTGGTGCTGTCGGTGCCGGATAGTGTCAGCGTATTGGTGAAATCGAGCGTCTTAGCAGCGGTTCCTGTCAGCGTATAGGTGCCGGTCGTGAAGGTGTTGCCGTTGATGCTGGTCGCCGTAGCCGCGCCGAGCGTGGGCGTAACAAGCGTCGACGATGTCACCAGAACGACCGCGCCACTTCCGCTTGTGCCGTTCGAAAGATTCGCCGCCGCGATTTGCGAACCGGCAATTTCATAAACCGATCCGCTCGGTATGTTGATGCCGCCGTTGAAAATATCCAGCGCAAGCGTGCCGGTGCCTGTCACATTCACGCCTGCGGTCACATGTCCGGCGGTCGCTGAGTAGATTCCGGTTTTGGCATCGCCTGTCCGTTGCGGGTTCGTCGCCGATGCCGCTGTGCCGAGATCAATCGTTCCACCACTTCCTCCCGAAACATTGACGCATTCCCACACATTGGTCGAAAGATAAATCTGCGCCTGCGATCCATCGGTTGCGCATCCAGCATACGGATTGACGTAGGCATGCGCCGTCTGGCACCAGATCAGCGCGAGAAAGAGGACAATGGTGGCAATGATTTTATGCATGCTGCGACCAAGTTACTCCATTCCACGTCAAGAACACGCCGCCATAATTCGAGCCGATGACCGGATCGGTTACGCCGTCAACGGTGCCTTCGAAAGTGATATTGTACGTCGCGGCATTTCCCGCGATGTCCTTGATGATCAACACCTGATCAACGGCTGGGGATGCAGGCGGCGTAAGCGTCATTGCAGCCCCCGACGTATTATCGACATAAACGATATTATCCTGCGCCGTCAGATTGCCAGTGCCATTAACCGTCCGCACGCTGAAAGCACCGTTGATGCTCGAAACGGCGAACGCGAGCGAGAAGGTATTGTTGTTAAACGGCGCTCCCATCGATTACACCTTGGCAAGAGATTCCTTTTCAAGATGCGCGACCTTTTCGTGACGGACGGACAATTCGCCAGCGAAGGCCTGAAGCTTCTCGCGATCTTCCGCAAGTTTCGCAACATTCTTTTGATGCTCTTCTTCGCGTGTTTCAAGCGAACCGGCGCGCTCGCTGAGGCCCGTTTCGATTCGGAGAGCATCAGCGTTCCGCTCCGTCATCTCGACATCGAATTTTTCCTTGTGACGGCGAAGGGCATCTTCCGACCCCTTTATTTCCTTATACTTTTCTTCGACATGCGCGTTGAATTCCGCCATGCGATTTTCGTGTTCCTTGGCGACGAAAGCCAGATTTTCGTCATGCGTATTCTGGATTTCCAAGCGGCGCTCTTCCAGTTGCTTGCCGGTTTCCGTCAGCAGCTTCAATTGCTCTTTTTGCGTTTCAAGAGCCTTGAGCGTCTCGGCGTGCTTGACGCTGAAATTGTCCAGCATTGTCGTGAGCTTGTCGAGCTCGTCCTTGTTCTCGATCACCTTGCGGAGATGCTGCGCGGCGTGAGCCTGCAACGAAAGCGCCTTGATCTGGCCTTCCTCGGTGTCGATAGGATTGTGGTGTACGCTGTGCTGAAACATGGTTGCTCCTTTTGGTTAGAAGTCGACGGCGGTAACGAGGATATTCAGCACGTCGGATGACGTGATGGTTGTGGCAAACGTGCATTGCAGCGTATCGCCATTGACAAGCAGCAGTGCATAATTGCCGTTCGCGTCCGTAAAGCCGCCGGGGAAGAGCGTCGCTGAAAGAAGGCTCTGGCCGTTCGTGCCCGACGCGAAACCGGCACTTTCCGTGCTCGTCAGAGCCACGCCGCCATAGGCGACCGTAGCGTTGAAGATTTGACAGGTGACAAGATGCGTTGCCGACCCATCATTATTGTTCATGGAAATGCCCATGATCTTTGAGCCTTTTGCGCCGGCCGTGTAGGCCGTGGCATAGGTCGTCGCGGTGCTCGAATGCGTGAATTGCAGCACGCCGCGGTTTGGCGTTTGCGCGAAGACAGGGCTGTTAGGTGTTCCCGGTACGGCTTGCCCAAAGGCCGGTAAGGCTAACAGCAGGGTCAGCAGGAAAGGGAGAAGTCTTTTTATCACAATGCACCTCCAAGGTCCGTCTTGAGTTTCTGCATACTGGCGACCGCCGCCATTGCATTCGCGAAATTGAGATTCGGCGCGGCGTTATTCCCGAAGGGGCTTAAGCCGGTAAACCATTGCGCCCATGCTGGCGTCGATAGCAGCACCAACATGATGACGAAAAGAGCAAAAAGTTTTTTCATCGATTATCTCCTGCGGGAAAAAGAAAGGCGATCACACGACCGCCTTTCTCTCAAGGCTTAGTGAACGTAATGCACGCCAGTTTCATCTTCGTAGGTGTACTTCGCGGAATTCGGCACCTGATACGAAACATTCTGCACCGGCACATGCTTATCACCGGGGTAGCTTTCTTCCACAACCGGAAATACATGGTTCCATACGTGATAGGGTTGCAACTCGACGATCACGGCAGGCATAAGGGCGAATGCCGCCATGCCGCCGATGAAGGCTGCGGTGATCGGCGCTGCGCTTCCGGCAACAACAACCTGCGCATGCACCGGCTTCATGAACGCAAACATCATAGCGAGGATCAAAAGAGAGAGTTTCTTCATGTTAGGCTCCTTTTGGTTAGAGAGACTGCACTGCTAATTTCCTTGCACGCCGTAGAGATGGAAGTTGCCGGTGATATTTCCGCTTGAAAGGAAAATCTTTATAGCCGTTATGGCTGTTGTTCCATTCCAAACGCCCCCCATAGCGGTGCGACCAGTAGTCACCCCTCCAGTGAAGACCCACGCAGTGTCAGATATAAAGGGAGTGTAACTTGATGCGGATGGCGAAGCGAATTTAACCGTCCCCTGCACATAAACTGCGTCTGAGCTTCCCCCAATAGTCGTGCCAAGAACATCAATGGCGGTGGTAACTCCGCCTGCACTGTTAAGATAACCGCTCGTT